GGTGGGCGACACGCTGTGGGGCATTGAGGATAAGGCCGACTGCTACGAGGTGGCAGAGGGCGAAACGGTGCCGGAGACGGAACCGGCAAGCACCCTGCCCACCACAAAGGAGCGGCTGGCAGCATTGGAAGCCGGGCTCATTGAGCTGGCTGCACAGGAGGTATGACATGGTACTATTTTACGTGACGCAGATCAAGCTCCACCAGCTTGACGGCACCTTCACCATTGACGACGTCCCGACCCGCTGGCGGGCCCGCGTACAGGCCGAGCTGGACAAGGAGGCGCAGAAAAATGGCTGATAAGATCATTATGGACGTCTCCCGCTGGCAGGGCCGCATCGACTGGGACACGGTGAAGCGCAGCGGCAAAATCGACGGCGTGATGCTTAAAGCCATGTCCACAAACCGCAAGTTGAGCAAGCGCAAGGATGGGTTGTACATTGACCCGACCTTTGAGCGCAACTATGCCGAATGCAAGCGCGTTGGTCTGCCGGTTGGCGTATACTACTACACCTACGCCACCGATAAAGAGATGGCAGACGCAGAGCTTGCCTTGCTCAAGACTGCCTTGACCGGAAAGACCTTTGAGTTGCCCATCAGCGTGGACGTGGAGGACAACAAAATCAAGAAGATGTCCACACAGGCGCTGACCGACCTTGCCGCCTATGCGCTTGCTACGGTGGAGCGCTGGGGCTTTTATGCCCTGCTGTATGTCGGGCTAAATTTTGCGCAGACGGAGTTGTACATGGGTGGCGCGGCGCTGCGCAAGTACGATGTATGGCTGGCAAGATATCCCAGAGACAAAAGCAAGACCAAACCGGAGGACAAGCCCAAAACAGACTTTTCCTTTGGGATGTGGCAGTACACCAGCACCGCCAGCGTGCCGGGCGTGAGCGGCAACGTAGACCTGAGCCACGCGTACAAGGACTATGCTGGTATCATCAGCAAGAAGGGCCTGACCCGTCTCCGGGAGGGCAAATGACCGAAAAAGAAGCTTTACTGTGGGTGCTGGGCATACTGGGCAGCCTGTGCGCTGCGGCCATCACGATCGACAAGGTGCTGGACATCATCCATAAGTATATCAAAAAGGCAAAAGCCCCTGACGATGCGCAGAACAAACGCATTGACGCCATTGAAAAGCGACTGGCTGCGGTAGAAACCGTTTCCACGCAGCACGCCGCGGCCCTTAGACGCGACATGACGCGATTTGACGGCATCGATGAAGAAATGCGTCTTGTCCTTGTTGGCGTACAGAACCTTTTGGATGCGCAACTGTCTGGCAACAACCGCGAAGGTATGCAAAAAAGCAAATCCGATATCAACAACTACCTGCTGAAAGGAGTAACAAATCATGGAAGCAATCCTTAACACCATTCTCACACCCCTGCCCGCATGGCTGGCACTTGCGCTCATCGTTGTGGGCGCTGTTTCGCTTGTGCTGGGGCTTATCCGTCTGGGCTACGGCGCAGCGGTCAAGACGCTGGTGCTTGACCTCATCGACCAAGCAGAGCGAGAAATTCAGGGCACCAAGCGAGGCGCAGAGCGCAAGGCATGGTGCGTCAAGATGCTGCGCCACTATCTGGACAACAGCCGGTGGGGCAAGCTGGTCTCGTGGGCAATCACGGAAGAGACCATGAGCAAGGTCATCCAGTTTTTCTTTGACCGCATGAAAGCGGCGCTGGAAAAGGATTAAGGAGGATATCATGGCAAGCACTACATACGAGCAAACGCCGCGCTATTATTATGATCAGCGTGCGTACCCGATTTTGTGGCCCGCAGTGTGTAACCATTTTTCCAACGGCGGCAAAATGGGACATTACCGTGCCGTGACCGTTCGAGTGCGCAACGCGGGACAGCTTCCGCAGCCTTTCTGGCTCGGTGCTGCCCGTGGCGGCGGCTCGTGTAGTCTTTCCGCCAGCGTTGCAAGGGCTTGATGCGGAACAGATAAAAGCTGTGATAAAACGTGCGCCGCTTGGGAGGTATGACCGGAAAATCGCCCGGTTGCGGTACGTTGACCAGCTATGCCAAGTTGATATTGCAGCGCGTGTGCCGTATTGTCGGACATCAATCGGCAATAGGCTGAAAATTATTGATAAAATGCTGGATGTGTGATATACTAATTATGGTTATAGGATTAGCTTTGAGCTTCTGCTCAGGCAATTCAAAAGCGGCAGGCTTTCGGGTCTGCCGCTTTTCTTTTTGCACGAATTATGGTATAATATTTACAGACAATTCGCTTAATGAATTGCTGGTGTGGTCTGGCCTAAAGATTTCTGCCAACACAAGCGCACAGCTTACGAAATTTAGTCTCCTGCACGCCTACTCACAGTGCGTACTATGCGGGAGACGCTTTTATATGGTGATGCTTATGTGCAATACAAAAGAAGAACGATTGGCAAGAATCGCAAAATACTACACCACTTTTCACTTGTTTGGTGATTGGTACTTTGTTAAATTTTGGCCTCGGCATTGCCATAGTTGGAAGCGGTTCATTCCGTTTTACATTCCTATGCACTTAGGAGACCCAGATTGAAAGGCTCCGGCCTTTGTAGAGAGCGGCATTGCCTGTGGGCGGTTCCGCTCTTGATTTTAGACTTTGCCGTTTTGGCGGCATAAAAATCCCCTGCTTTGCCAAAGTCCTGCGTTCCGCGCGGGGTACTTTGTAGGCAAAGTGTGGGATTTTGTCTTATTTGCACTAGTTTTGTTGGAACTCTTGTCTTGCAAGTCAAAATGTGATATTTTATTTTCGCTTCCAATGTGAAGCCCTTAACAGTTAAGCGCTCATGCGGATTTTTTCGTGTGGGCGCTTTTCTTTTTTGTCCTTCGTTTGACGTTCGTTGTCTTTCGCTTTTTGTTGATGCAGTACACTGGTCACACAAGGAGGGATGCTTTATGAGTTATTATCCGACACCCGGAGCACCTTACGTTCCACAGCAGCCTGTCAATCCTTACAGTGGCATGGGCGCAGTTGGGCTTGCCACTCCCCTACCGAGCACGCAGATGCAACAGGCGCAACCGCAGCGTCCGCAGCCGATGAATGGGCAGCAGTCTGTTCAGCAGTCGGCGCAGGAAGGTGGCTGGTTGCTTGGTAGACCTGTTTCCAGCAGGGAAGAATTTCTGGCAATACCGTCCGACCTGTACGGCAGACCGACCTACTGCCCCGACCTGCGGAGTGGCGTGATCTACTGCAAGCGGCTGAACCCAGACACCTGTGAATCCTATGTGCAGGAGTTCTACAGCCCGGAAGCGTGGCGGCAGATGCAGGCACAACAGGCACAGCAAACCGCCGCACCGACACAGCAGTATGTGCCTGTTGAAGAGTATAACGCCCTCGTCCACAGGCTGGATGAACTGGAAAAGTGGCAGAAGAGCTTTTCTAAGCCCGCTACCACAGCAAAGAAAGGAGAATAAGCAATGCCATCTCCGTTTGATATGATTACTCACAGCCCTATCATGCAGCTTGCGAACCTTGCCCGTGCCGGACAGAACCCGATGGGGCTTATCCAGCAGTTGAGCGGGCAGAACGCCCCTATCATGCAGGGCTTGAACCTGATTCAGGGAAAAAACGAAACGCAGCTTAGGACGATGGCGCAGAACCTTGCCAAAGAGCGGGGCATCGACCTGAACCAGCTGGCAAGCGTCCTGAACCTGACGCTGCCGAAGTGAGGAGACTTTGCAATGGACGATTTTGAAAACAGCCATCCAGAAAAAGATTTTGACTTCAACAATCTGTATGGGAACGACAAAATATGGGTTCCTTTGATGCTTGGCTTGATTTTCGGTGCTGCCAGCAAAAAGTTGGATAACCCAGAAGACGAAAAAAAACAATCTTCCAAGCTGATTTGATAACCCCAAAATAAGCATCCCTCTAAGCGAAACGCTTCTCAGTTTTGCGGACTTGATAAAAACCGCTTTTATCTGGCTTCGCCCATCGCACACGGCGGTGGGATAGCATAACGCAAAACTGAAAGGAGTTTTGTTATGGACGATTTTGCAACTGGCTATCTGGCTGGGCAGGACGGCGGTAATAACAACGGCGGATTCTTCGGCAACGAAGGTCTGTGGGCTGTTATTATCCTCGCTATTATCTTCGGCTGGGGTACGAACGGCTATGGCCGGAACGGCGGCGACAACGGAATGAACAGCTACATCCCCTATCTGGTCGGCACTGGCGCAACCGGGCAGGGCGGTAACGACACCCGCGCGGCTCTGTCTGAGGGCTTTTATCAGCAGGATACTTCCCGCTCTCTGGCTGGCATCCAGAGCGGCATTTGCTCTCTGGGCTATGACCAGCTGGCGCAGATCAATGGCATCAACGCCAACATTGCGAACGGCTTCGCAGGTGTGAACAGCGCCATCTGTCAGCTTGGCTACCAGAACGCACAGCTCGTGAACGGACTGGAACGCAGCGTGTCCAACGGCGACAACGCCATCAACCTTGCCATCATGCAGGAGGGCAACGCACGGCAGGCTGGTCAGACCGCACTTGCCACGCAGCTGGCATCTTGCTGCTGCGAAAACAAGCAGCTGATCGGCGACCTGAAGTACACCATCGCAACGGAGGACTGCGCTACCCGTCAGGCTATCGCAGACAACGCCCGCGCCATCGTGGACAACTGCAACGCCAACTTCCGCAGCATGATGGACTACTTCACGCAGGACAAGATTGCCACTCTGACCGCTGAAAACCAGAGCCTGAAGTTCGCCGCTTCTCAGGATCGTCAGAATGCGCTTCTCACCTCCGCGATGAGTGCCCAGACCGACACCATCCTGAACCGGGTCAATCCTCGTCCGATTCCCGCTTATCAGGTGGCAAATCCCAACGTGGGCGTGAACTGCTGCGGCTGCTACTAACCAACACACTCCCCGATAACACCGGGTGAACTATCGGGGCAGGGGTAAGACACCTCTGCCCCTGATTTTTTAGGAGGAAAACACTATGGCTTGCAAAACAAGCTGCAAACTCTGCTCTCACTTGGTCATCAGTCAGGCGGTCACGTTCGCCAACGATACGCTGACCATCAATATCCCTGATGGCGCATACCAGAACGGAGAGAAGTATTGCATCGTGGTTGCCCAGAGCATCCCGGACACGACCACCATCAACGCCCCTGTTGTCATTACCATCGGCACAGGTACGACCGCATACCCTCTGACCGACTGCAACTGCGCTCAGGCAACCGCCGAGAGCATCCACACTCGCACCCGCTACGCTACCCGCGTTGCAACGTCTGCGACCGGCACCGGCACGTTCAAGTATCTTGGCTGCTTCTGCCGTTCCCACGCTGGCGCGCCCGCGTCCATTTCTTGAGGAGGTATAGATTATGGGCAAGACTAATTTTCGCCGCATGATGATGCTCCGTGACCACGACAAAAACCGTGAGCCGGAACGTGACCGCCTTGAGGAAGAGCGTGACCGCAGGGAACGTGAGATGGAACGCCGTCTGCGTAAGCTGGAAGGTGGTAACGACCGCTATCCCTACTATCCGCAGGAAGAAAACCGATACATCGACCCCTACCCCATCCCCCGCTACCCTGACGTGGAGAATGGACGCAGAATGCCGCAAATCGGCTTCTCGCAGAACGGCGACTGGGATAAACGGTCTGGACAGTACGAACGTGGCGGTGCTGACAGCCGCTCCATCAAGATGCCACGCCAGCACCTTACCCACGATGAAGCGGAGGAATGGTGTGACAGCATGGTGAATGCTGACGGCACGAAGGGCTGTCACTGGACGCTGGAACAGACACAGGACGTTGCCAAACAGCGCAATATCACCTGTGACCCGAACGATTTCTGGGCTGTCATGAACATGATGTACTCGGATTATTGTCAGGTTGCAAAGCGTCAGTCCGTTGACACTCCGGGCTTCTACGCTGACATGGCAAAGGCGTTCCTTGAGGACGCGGATGCCGCAGATGGCAAGGCGTATCTCTATTGGGATTGCATTGCTGATAAGTAAAACAAACCCCTGTGCAACCAATCGAGGTTACACAGGGGTTTGTTTTTGTTATTCGTCAAAAATATTTTCGACTGGCGCAAATGTGATGCTTTCCATTCCAAACTTGCACATCGGGCAAATCCAAACGTAGCTTCCATCCATGAATTTTCTATCCATAAATTTTTCTTCTATCTTCATATTTTTGCCTTTTACCCAAGCAATCGTTCCACAACATTGGCATCTAAAGCAAACCGCAAATTTTTCTTTTTCTCTGCAAGTCAGACTTTCAAGTAAACTCTTTTCGCTCATATTCTTCCTTTCTCCCTGTGCGGTCGTTGCGGCTACACAGGGGTTTATTTTTATTTCCAAAGTGTTGATTTTGACCTCATGTCAAACAAATCTTGCGGAGTGATTACAAGGCTCTTGTCGAGTTCTACCACACTGACAATGGAAAACTTGCCGGGAACTTCTCGCTCAATTCTTGCTTTTGCTTTCTCTTTGCTGTTCGCAAACAAGACGAACGGTGCTTGGAAGTGCCTGCACTTTTCGTAATCATCGTACTGGATTTTGACCCAATAAAAATTTTCCATATATCGCTCCTTTGCCATCTCAATATTTTACAGGCGGTTCAGGTAACGGCATCCAGTATGTAATATTGTGAGGTTTTCCGTTTTTATCTCGCCATTCACCAAAGTCTTGCTCATATCCAACAATGTCAACATCAAATTCGTCTGGGCTAAATCCAATAACATACGGATTGTATTCGTCTGGCATCTCGTTTTTCACGTTTATCCACTGCCCAATTTTAGGGGCGTTTGAAATGTCATACGAACAGTATCCAATACATTGAGCTACCCCTAACTCATCCACGAGGTTCCTGTTTCCAATCTTCGTGACGCAAACATCGTGAACCCTCTGCCACCCACTCTTGTAATCGGAATATTCGACTTGTGAAATTACGATATTTTCTGGGTTCAATTCTTTTCTCCCACAGGTTAAGTTCCATTCATTTGCAATTCTCTGCTTCATTTCGTATTCATTGGCAAACACTCTTGTTTCCTTTAGAGCGTTTTTCAAAGAACCACGATGAGGTCTATAAGCAATCATACGTCAATCCTCCAAGAAATCCTCCAACTCAATCTTCCCCTCTGCCGCTGCAACTGCCAGAGCGTAAACAAACTGCCCGATCGTCATTCCGTGCCGTCTGGCTTCACGGTTGATGTACTTGCGCTCCTCCTCGCTCATAAGGATGGTAATGCGCTTTGAACGCTTGCCATCGCCACTTGCAACGCCCTGATGCGATTCCGGCATCGGGATTTTTTTCTTTGTCAGACCAGCTTCAGCTAGTGCGCCGGAAACATCGCCTTGTTCGATAAGACGTTGAACTTCCTTCGCCTGTTTCAGCTTCTTTGGCTTACTTTCGCTTACTACGGCTTTGTTCGACTGCGTTTCGCCGTCTTTGGCTTGCTTCGGCTTAATATCGCTTAATTGTGCTTCATTATGCTGTGTATAGCTGTCTGCGGCTTCACTTGGCTTAATCGGCGCTTGTTCGGCTTCGTTTGGTTTTGCTTGGCTTACTTCTTCTTCCTTTGGCTCACTTCGGCTTAATGGCTGTTCCGAAAAAATAGGTTGGAAATCAAACCCGCCAAGTAAACCTGAGGATTTTTTGCTGGTCGATTTCATTCTTTGCTTTCCTCCATCCGTGCTCCACAGTTCGGGCAGTAGTTCCAACGTGTATGATGATTTCTCGTGTGGCATCCGCTGCACTCGAACCTTGTAAATGTATCGTCCTGTGCAATCCATTCAGCCATCGGATGAAGATTCTTAATGGCAACAGAAGGAATGCTTTTTAAGATGTCAATGGCATTACAACAAGCACCGCATCGAACCCCATTGTAGTTTTGGCAATCTTTACAATATGATTTCTTGAATTTTTCCATAAGAACTCGCCGCTCTATGTACTCAACCATTTTTATCCCCCTCTACAATTATCTGCGCTAACGCCTTGAAGTCCTCTGCGCTGGTACTCTTTGCCGTGTCGCCGCTAAACAGGCTGTGACGCTCTGCCTGCGCCTTACGAACGCCCATAGACGGTCTAATCTTCACGTTCAACAGGGTTGTCCCCATGCTCTGTGCAATCACAGGAAGCTGTTCCACAACCTCTTTGGACAGGTTTTCACGGCTCTTGTACTGATTCAGAAGCAAACCTTCAATCTTCAAAGTCGGATTGAAGTATCTGCGAACATCGCCGATGGTCTGCGAAAGCTGGCTCAAACCAGCCAGTGCGTATCGGTCTGCTGTGATGGGCACGATGATGCTGTTGGCGGCGATCAGTGCGTTCACAAGCGCAAGCCCAAGCTGCGGGGGAGTGTCCAGCACAATGTAATCGTACTGCCCGGACACGCTTTCAAGGGCTTCTCGCAGCCGGAAGTTCTTGCCCATGTCCCGGACAAGCTGCTCGTCAATGTCCTTCAATGCGCTGTCTGACGGCAGAATGTCACCGGCTTCGCAGTGCTGGATTCCTTCTTCTGCCGTGCCCTGCCGGGTCATTACATCGAACAGGGTACATACGTCCTCTGTCTGTGCTCCGTAGGTGTCCGTTGCGTTGCACTGTGCATCGCAGTCCACCAGCAACACCTTCTTGTCAAGCAACTGCAACGCACCAGCCAGACAGGTGCTTGTGGTAGTCTTTCCTGTGCCGCCCTTCTGATTGGCGACAGCTATAATTTTTGCCATTTTATCACTCTTTCTTTTTAGTAGAACGGATATGCTGCTTTTATCTCGTCTCCGACCCACAACACAGGCGTGACGTGCCATGCAATTACAGTTTCTTTGATTTCATTACCATCGGAATCAAACCATTTGCCGTTGATTGTATCGTACTCGCCGGTTATGAAACTTTTTTCTCCTGTTTTCTCATCTTCGATACGAAGTAAAAGCCCATTCGGCCATCCTTCTAGGCTTTTATCAGGCATAACATCTTTAGTCATGTACCACTTGTCTTTGTCAAAGCCTTTCGGAAACATTGGAACCATACTCTTTCTCCTTTCTGCATCATCTGTTCAATGTGCTGCATCTGATTCCTTCAAGAAGCTATCATCAAATGTAGCATAATCGTCAAGGTCTGCTTCTTTCAAAATTGAGTACATATAAGCGCCGGGGTCTTTTTCAATCTTATCAAGCCGTTCACTGACAAGAATCCTGTATGCGTTCTCAACGATGTTTACAACAGCTTCCTTTTTCTTGTTAGGCTTGATGTTCGGATACTTCTCCGGCAATCTCTTTGCCACCAGCTTTGCAGTCAAGATACACTGGCTTTTAGACATCTCCGGCGCAATAGATGCCCAATCCACATCCTCGTATGCGCCGCTGCGGGGCTTTCTGGCAGGTCGTTGGCTCTTTGGAACATCTTTTAGCTCTACGCTTTCAACCTCGTTAGCTTCCACGTCTATGACTGGCTCATTAGACTTGAAAGCTATATTGAACTTCACAGCAACCGCATTGCGACCTCTCATGACCTTGTCATATTCAACGCACAGGTCTGATACTTCGTTTATTTCAGCTACCGCAATATCAATGACACGCCGCCTAAGATGCTTGAACTCTTGATAGCTAGGTTCTCTTGCACCAAGCTGTTCCCTTAATCTATCCAACGTAATTTCGGGCTGGCTCACGCCACGTCCGATGAACTCTCGGAGAATTGAATACAGCAAAATACTATACTGCGATTTCATATTCGCTGTGTAGCGCAAGCGATACTTAACATATCCACGCTCCGCAATGTCGAAGAAAACAGGTTGCAGAAGCGGATTGCAACACAATGACACAGTAATATTCATCAAGCTAGGTTCAAAGTTTACAGTTGCTCTACTGAACAGGGGATACAAGTCAAACGAGCCTGAACCGTCACCTCTAGGAACTTCAACGGAGTTGTCGATGAAATGCTTGACCTGTGCTTTCAAATTCCTAGAGTTGATTTTCAACCCCAAAAACTCGCAATACTCTTGTAACGTAAACTGAACCGTTGAAGTTTCAGGGTCTCTCGGATTGATGCGGCTAAGATACACTTCAAGTAACCGTAGTTCTCCTGCTGTATAATCAGTGAACTTTGCCCAAACAAGCTGTCGGCTCTTTTCAACCAAGTTCCCGCCTTTAATATCAGACAATCTTATCACGCCTCCTCTCGTATAAGAGTATATCACAAACAGGTGTACAAATCAATAGCAAGTGTACACCTGTTTCCACTTCTTGTACACCTAACCGTCCACATTTTGTACACCTATATCCATTTTTTGTACACCTATATCCATTTTTTGTACACCTCTTTACATTATATAAAACAAGACTATTAACAAGATTATAAAATAACTTCTACTAATAGCAGAAGAAGAAGTTTTCCACAAAAACCTTTTCTTTCTCTCTTAAAAAGTGGAAAATACAAAGCAAATATCGCTAAATAAACAGATGTTCAACATCCGAAAGGTTGAAACGCTTAACGGTTAGGTCTACCTAACGTGTACAAAAAGTGGATGAAAAACTTTTAAGCCAATGTTATGGGGGACGGATTGACGATCCGCTTAATTGCAAACAATAAATTAACGACAATCCGTTATTTATTCCGCACGAATGTTGTCGATTTACAGCCTATGGGGGACGGATTGACAAGGTAAATTTGCCCGATAGGTGTACAAAAAGTGGATGAACGTAGACAAAACATTTCTCAAAAACTTCGATAATTCGACAATCAGCGCAAAATGTTTTCTTCGTTGATGGTATAAGAATCGTTTCGTTTCATGGCCGAAGCTTCCCCACAGTCCTGCGCCTGATACAAAATCTGCATATTGGGCTGTGTTCCGTCTGGGTCTGGGTCGGTTTTGGTGGCCTGCGCCATTTCATAATGTCCTGTGACGGTGCGGCAGACGGACACGCGATCACGCAAAGTCGTGTGAAGATTGGCTACCATTTCGCATAGAACGGCAAGGTAATCTGAACCGTGATTGCCATAGATCAGATAGCACAGCAGGTCAATTTCCTGTGGATGGGCGTCTTTGATATGTTCTATCAGTGCATCCCTCTTTCTTTCGGTGCTGGCATCGCTAGCCAGACTTTCCAATAATCCGGGATGCAAACAGGTATCTATGTACGGCTTGACCGCAACGCCGCAGCACACAAACCACTTTATGATGGTAGGAGCATCTGGAGTCATTGTCCCTTGCTCGTAACGAAAAATAGATGTCCGGCCTACGCCCATTTTGTCCGCAAGCTTCTGTTGGCTAAGCCCGGATTTTGCTCTTGCCATCTCTAACGCTTTTGCCACTCGTATCCTATAATCATCCATAAATACCCCTCTTTCGACAAAATGATACAAATGCAAAGGAATTTAACTGATATATTGTTCAAAATGTGAAACAATAATTGAAAAAAGTCGCCGTTCCATTGAAACAGCGAGATGTGTTATAACTGTATTGTCAAAAAATTCCAAATAGAAAGGAAACACAAAATGAAAGAAACTGTAATTTGGAACCATGAACGTATGCCAATCATCGACGGAATGCCCGCCAGCATTCCCGATGGGCAACCACACACACCTGAACCGTGGGAGGAAAGCTAATGAAACAAACCGTAGATACTCTGATTATTCCATACGCCCGCAGACGGACGCTAGAGCTTGTCCTGAGCCTTTCTGGGTACGAAGCTGATAAAGATGCTTACCTCGAAGCAAAAGGCATTCTGGAGCGTGCCGTAGCCGCTTTGGACGATGGGCGCGACCCGGCAGATAACATCGAACGCATTGACGGACAGCTCGTAGAGCTGTGATTGGAGAAAAGATGGACTTTACAAATGGATTCTATAAAGCCGAAAACCCTGTTGTTCTTGAAGAGGTGAAAACTTTCCTTCAGTCAATGGAACGGCGCGGAGCAACAGTCAAAGACTTGGACGATGCCATTGTGCAGCTAAACAATGTTTCGCACAGCATCAGCACAAACGCTCTCGTCAAAGCAGATGCACTGGACAAGTTACCTGAAAACCCTTTTCGTTCTATGCTCAACGGGATGTTACAAAGCAAAGGGTAACTTAAACTTAATGTGGCTCTTAATCATTGTCATTGCAATTTTTGGCTTCCCTGATACAAAGTAATGGATGGAAAAATCATTTAATTTTAACAAAGTTGTTGAAATGGTATTGACTGCACAACAGAAAGGTGTATAATCATATCAAATGAACGTCCGTGCTTACCGATCGGGAGGATATGCCACAATGAGTGAACAGGAAAGAGCTAAGATTGACCGATTTATTGCATGGCTGCTGGAACATCCTGAAAAGATTCCGGCAGCGGAGCAAGCCCTAGACATAGAATAACAGAAAATCCCTTGCGCAGAGCTATACCAGCCCGGCACAAGGGATTCTTTTATTTTACCGGGCATGAACGTTACATCTTCTCGATTAGGTTCATTAGCGCTTCACGCTGCTCCTTCGGCATAGATTCAAGTTTTTTTCTAATCCGCTCCAATGCTGCATCGACTTCACTTTGCGGTTGCTGGGGCGGGTTTTCTTTTTGGTTTCCAGTGAGAAGGTAGTCAACCGTAACTTTGAAATACTGTGCCAGCTTAACGGCATTTTGATTGGTCGGCTTTGCATCGTTCCCTGCATTTGCTTCGGTTCTCCAATAGCTATAAGCAGATTTCGGAACGCCAGCTTCAGTTAAAGCACGAGACGGCTTTACTCCCTTTTGCTCACATAGCCTTACGAAATTGTCAAAAAACACAAAACATACCTCCAGCGTTTGTACAAGATGACAAAGTTCTACCACTTGAACAAAAACACTTGAAAAGTTCTACTACTTGTGCTTTAATAAGGCTACCGGGTTCAATCGGTAGAACAAATTAAAGACTTTGAACAAATAGAAGAACGTTCGATAATGTTTTTGCTTGACACCATAATATTATCATATTCTTTCAAAAAGTTCAAGTACTAGAACAAGAAAGGAGAAAAAATTTGCTTCCTAAGTGGACAGGCGATGTTGTGGGAACGCTTCACGTTAACAGCATCGAAATCAGAGAGCTTGCTGCAAAAATGGGATGCGCACCGGAATACTTGGGAAAAATCCTGAACGGTAAGCGTGAGCCTAAAAATGCGGAAGCTAAGGTGAAAGAAGCTCTGGAAGAGCTTTTGAATGAAAGAGAGGGAAAATGAGCGACATTGCCTTATCTATGCAAAGTGGCGAGCCAGTAGCATCTAGTCGCCAGATTGCAGACAACTTCGAAAAACGTCACGACCACGTTATGCGTGACATTGACGCAATGAAAAAAGATGTCCCCAATTTTGGGGAGATGTTCTTCGAAACAACAGCGCCTGACAGCTACGGAAGGGAACAGAGGGCTTACCTGATGAACCGTGACGGCTTTACACTGCTGGCGATGGGCTTCAATGGAAAGGCCGCTCTTGAGTGGAAGCTCAAGTACATTGCAGCGTTCAACGAGATGGAAAAGAAGCTGGCTGAAAAGCCGCAACTTACCCGTTCGCAACTCCTTGCAACTGCACTGATCGCAGCGCACGAAGAGCTTGAAGAAAAGGACAAGCAGATTGAAACCATGAAGCCGAAAGCACTGTTTGCTGACGCTGTGAGCGCTAGCAAAAAGAGCATTTTGGTTGGCGAAATGGCGAAGCTGCTGTCTCAGAACGGCATTAACATCGGTCAGAACCGTTTGTTCGACTGGCTACGCCGGAACGGCTATCTCATCAAAGACCCGAAACGTAGCGATTACAACTTGCCGACGCAGCGGAGTATGGAGATGGGGCTGTTTGAAATCAAAGAGACCACGATTCAACACAGCAACCACATTTCCATTAACCGCACTCCTAAGATTTCCGGTCGCGGCCAAGTCTATTTTGTAAATCTCTTCTTGAAAGCAAAGAAGAACCAGAAAGCGGAGGGGTAAACATGGAACAGATTATCACCTTAAAGGTAGACCTTGAATACCCGGACGAAGCGCACCACGCCATTGACGAGGCGGTCGAGGCCTACGAAGCGGACAAGCTCAAGTGGACGGAAGCAGAGCTCGCCAACGCGGAACTTACGGCAATGCGTATTATGAACCGGCTGTGTTTGGATGGGTATAGCATCGAATGGTGCAAAGCCACGGAAGCGTATGACTACAAGGCGGTTTCTGTTTGGCTTAGTAAACCGGATAATGAAAGCTTTAAGAGAAATGCAACGTGCTGTATCCATTCTACTTATTTTGATATTTGGGTTGCCAAGTGTGTCTGCCTATGCCGAGCTACCGGCAGGGACGTGCCCGCCTTCATCACCAAAAAGGCTGGTGAGTGTTGGTGACGTACTTTTACAAAGCACCAAGCCGGAAGCGCAGGTTGAAGCTTGCAATGGCAGCGGGCGTGTCCCGGAACGAAGCCAACAAGGTGCTGTGGATGGAAAAGATGCTGAACCAGTGCTTTGAACGGCATAATCGGGAAGCCAGAGAGAAAGACGGTGAACGCGATGAATAAATTCTGCGTTCGCTGTGGAGCGCTTCTTGAATCTCCGAACGCAAACCAGAAGTATTGTGCCGTTTGTGCACACAACGTCCAGCTTGAGCAGCAAGCGAAATGGAGACGTCGGAAGGGCAAACCCGAACGAGTGATGGGACTCTGCGCGTGGTGCGGTAAGGCGATGGTAAAGAAAACACCGGAGCAGAAATATCACAAAGATTGTGCCAGAAAGGCCGAAAGGTCATGCGCACCGTCTGGATATCAATTCAAGCTGCCAGAAAGGCAAAGACCGGCTCCGCCTAGATACAGCATCAAGCAAATAAACGACAAGGCAAAGTCGCTTGGAATGAACTATGGGCATTACAGTATGTTGCTTAGTCAGGGGAAGGTGGAGCCGCCTAATGAACGGTAAATATTACGGTCAGCGTGAAATCCGCTGGCACAGCCGGGAGAAGAAACGGCTGGAACGCATCAACAAACGAAAGGAGAAAGATGAAAGCACTCGTGGAAATCGTCCTGATCTGGGGCATTGTCTTAGCATTGATTCTCGCAGCGTTTCTGCTGAACTTCTGGCTTGTGCATCACATCGAGATTTTGGTCGGAGCTAAGGCGACATGGTACATCATTGGCGTTAGCGCTCTGATGGCAACCATTTGGATTTTCGGTGTTGGTAAAAAGGCATGACGCTGGAAGATGCAATGAGGGTCAGGTACTTTAACATCAACGACCTTAGCCGTAGATCGGGAGTATCAAGGCCGACGATTTACAGCATCTTGGGCAAGCGAAAGAAGCAGAAAAGTTCCGTTCGGGTCGATACGCTTCTAAAAATCGCAAAGGCGTTGAATGCGAAAATAGTCATCAACGAGAAAAAGACGAACGGATTCGACATTATTTTGAAAGAGGTGAAGAGAGATGAAAACAGTTAAAGGCACGGTGCTGTGCTGTATGAGCATTTCGCTTGCTATCGTAGCTCTTGGGTGCGGGAACGCCATTGAGAACGCGACGGACGGATGGGAGATGCTTGGATACACGTTCCTTGCTCTGGCTGTATTTCTTGTGGCTTTGATTTTAGCCGCAATTGGCGTAAGCGCCGAAAACGAGCGCATGGAGCAAGAGAGCCGGAAAATCAAGCGCATCCCGTATCACACAAACGAGTGGAGGGATGCCAAGTGAAGTGCCCGACGTGCGGAAGCGAGAAAATCAAAATCTATCGCAGCACATCATGCGAAGACAACATCATCCGACGGAGGCTCTGCGAAAACTGCGGCCATGCGTGGAATACAGTCGAAATCGACCTAGACCAGTGGAACTCCGTAACGAGGAGCTTCAGCAAGATGAAATATGTCATATCTCAGTTGGAAGCCCTTGTGGAAGAGATGAAGGCAAAAATCCTGAAACTTGGAGGTACGGTATGAACGAGATGTACGATTGCTCCGGCTGTTTTGATCGGTTCGGGGGCGTGGTTGAGCCGCCCGATGACTACTACTTCGCACCCAGAGCGGACGAAGAACCTGAATGGCAGCGGCCAGATGAAGCAGATTCCGTGTGCTGGGGAGATTGATTCTTTGTACAGCCATGTTAAGCAAAAGTAAGAACAATGAAGCCTAATGAAGCCGAAGAAAGGAAAGAAAAATGGCAGTATTAGTAATGGTCTACGGTCACTCCGGCAGCGGTAAATCCGCTTCGCTTCGGAACTTTGACCCGGAACAGGTGGCGGTTATCAACGTGCTTGGCAAGCCGCTTCCGTTTCGTAGCAACATGAAAACCTATATCACCAACGACTACGGCAAGATTGATGTCGCAATCCACAGCACCAAGCGTAAGTCCATCGTCATTGACGATGCCACCTATCTTATGACCGGCGAGTTCATGCGGAACGCAAAGGTCGCTGGATACCAAAAGTTCACCGACATGGCAGCCAACTTCAATGCCTTGCTGATGCGGGCGAAGGAACTGCCGGACGATGTGGTGGTCTACTTTTTCGGTCACAGCGAGCGTGACGGAGACGGTGGCGAGAAGTTCAAGACCATCGGCAAGCTGCTGGACGAGAAGGTCTGTGTGGAAGGGTACTTCACCATCGTTCTGAAAACCGTTGTGCAGGATGGGCGATACCTGTTCAGCACCCGCAATGATGGGATGGACACCGTGAAAACCCCGCTTGGGATGTTCAACGATGCGCTGATCGAGAACGACCTCGCTGCCGTAGACAAGACCATCCGTGAGTATTATAACATCCCGGTTCAGCCGGATAACAAAGGAGAGTAACAGATGAAGAACATTAACTGGAATGACGTGCAGGAAGCCACCGAACGCCGTGACCTGCCTGTTGGCGGCTATGTTGCCGGTATCTGCAAGGCAACGGACGAACCCCAAAAAGAGCGCCTGAACATTGAGTGGGAAGTCACAGAGGGCGAGTTCAAGGGTTACTGGCGTGAGCAGACCGCTTCCCTTATTGAGCGCGGCAAGCTGAATCCGGGCGAATGGGCATGGGGAGGCAAGACCATCAAGAGCTACAAGGAAAAGGCGCTGCCGTTTTTCAAGGGCTTTATCACCGCTGTGGAGCAGTCCAATCCCGGTTACAAGTTCAACAACGATGAAAAGACCCTGCGCGGTAAGCTGGTCGGCGTGGTTCTCCGTGAGGAAGAGTACATGGGCAACGATGGCAACATCAAAACAAAGCTGGTCGTTGACCGCTTTACCAGCGTGGACAAGATTCGTTCTGGCGATTATGAGGTCAGACCGAAGAAAACACTGGCTGGTGGGGCTGGCTCCGGCTACTCGCAAGGCGGGAACGATGACTTCTCCCTGATTGAAGAGCCGGATGGTTCTCTGCCATTCTAATTTGTAAGCCGTTAACCGCCTACCTTATATAAGAGCTGCGCTATCTGGCTGGACGGGCGTTTGGAAAGATGAAAGTTTTAGTTGCCTGTGAGGAATCGCAGGAAGTTTGTAAGGCTTTCCGCGCCCGTGGGCACGAAGCCTACTCCTGTGATATTCAGGAACCGTCCGGTGGTCATCCTGAGTGGCACATCCTCGGAGACGCGCTCAAGGCTGTTGAGGGGGGGCAAGTCGTAACGATGGACGGCGTAACACATGACGTTGGCAAGTGGGACTTACTCATTGCACACCCGCCCTGCACCTACCTGACGAATGCCGGGGCAAGACACATTTGGAAAGGCGGACAATTGCAACCTGATCGAGTACAAATGGGCATCTTGGCACGAGATTTGTTTATGAGATTCTGGTATGCAGATATTCCGAAAATAGTCATTGAAAACCCAGTTCCATCTAAGATTTTCTGCTTACCTACTTATTCTCAAATCATTCAGCCATTTTGGTTCGGCCATGCCGTAACTAAAAAAACCTGTCTGTGGGAAAAAGGGGTTCCGCCTCTTTGTCCAACGAACGTCGTAGAACCGATTAAAGGTCGAAAGATGGTTCTGAAAGACGGAACTGTTCGTTACTCCTGTTGGGAAATGGACTGTAGCGGAAGTAAAGAGGAACGGGCAAAAGCAAGGAGCAAAACGTTCACCGGCATTGCAAAAGCAATGGCTGAACAGTGGGGTTAAATGAATGATTACCTGTTGCAAAGACTGCACATCACGCCACCAAGCCTGTCACGACACTTGCGAGAAGTACAAGGCAGAGAAGAAAGACTTCGAGGAGCGCAAGGCATTCGTGTATGAGCTGAACCACAGCCAGAGCGTGTACCACCGTGATTATGAGGACAAACACCGTGAAAAAGGCAAGAAGCGATTTCTCGGAAGTGAATTTAGAGGTGAACGAGGATGAGAAACCCATCAAAGAAAACGATGAAGCACATCGCTTCTGTTTTGAACAGCCATTGCAGATTTGATTCAAATAAACAGATTTTGGTTCCGTTTGAAAGTAGCCCGCTTTCTTGCATTTGGTATGGGTTCAAACCACATAGCGGTAAGAAGATGGTCGGCTATATCCTGAAAGACGGTTACAAGTATCCGTGCGAAAAATCTATTATCCGAAACGGATTGATGGTGGAAATCAAATACCCGGAACAGATTTTTGCTCCCAGAGCATCATCCCTTGAGCTAGCAAAACAGATGACAGAAAGAATGATTAAGAGAGGAATGCTTTATGTTTACCCATACACATGGAGAAGAAAACGATGGACGGGTTGATTTATGAACACCGGCAAGCAGTTTGAAGCAGACTTCAAGGCATCTGTCCCGTCCGATGCGTGGTGTTACCGCCTGAAAGACAGTGCTTCCACCTACTACGGCGGCAACGAGAACCTGTCGTTTTCCATCGACAACATCTGTGATTTCCTTGTGTACCGATACCCGATGAACCACCTGTTTGAACTGAAAACCATCGAAACGCCCTCTATCCCTTTGGAAAAGGTGTTCGGCAAGTACGACAAAGCAAAGTGCAAGTACCGCAAGGAAAAGCACATCACCGACATGGTGGAAGCAATGGGTTATGGCGGTCAGACTGCCCATGTGATAGTCAATTACAGGGCGATCAACCGTACCTTTGCAATCCCTGCCAGCAAGGTTCTGGCGTTCCGTTACAACGAGAGCCGGAAAAGCATCCCTTGGCAGTGGGCAGAGCAAGAGGGGATAGAGGTTAAAGCGAAAAGGCTGCGTGTCCATTGGCGATATGACGTTGATGGACTGCTAAAGAGATTGGAGAAAGAAAATGATCGTGAAATGTGAACGTTGCGGTGAAGCATACGACTTCAAATACGATTTCATCTATGGGAACGGGATTCAAAAAGTGAGCGCAGACGAAGAAGGAAAAAGAATTCGGGTTCCGTATGTTGAAGAGTTAATCGTTCTTTGCCCCTCTTGCATGGCAAAGCTGAACGACTGGCTGAAAGGAGAACAGAAGTGAGCAGCCAGATGAATAAATTTGGAAACTGCCCCCTGTGCGGCAAACAGGTCAAGCCAACCAACCTCCGCAAAATCGCACGACAGAACCAGTTGTACGGCTTCCGCATGGCTCTAGATGGAATCGCTGCCACATGGGGCGCACTGATTCAGAACCTTCGGTGCGATGCAGACCTGACCGATGAGCAGGTGCAGAAAATCATCCGTATTGGTGACAGGTACTGGGAGATGGTCGGCAAGTTCAAAGAAGAGGACATGACCCCTGACGAGTTTGCGGATTACATCACAGCAAAGTCAGAGCAGGTCGAAAAAGAGCTGAGAGAAAGGTGGAGCTAACAATGTTTGAATTTGCAACTCGCTGGCTGGTCTGCCTAGTCCTGCTGGCGGTAGTGGTTCAGTCTGAACGGACAATCAAAAACGTGGCAGACAACCTGTTTGAAGAACGTCAGGCAATGCTCGTCTGGCTGTTCATCAACGCGTGTCTGGTCGTTTGTACGGCTGTTGTGATGGGGTGGAAATGATGATTCAGGATATCAACATGGTAGGGCGTGAAAGGCTGGCTTTTCTGTATGGTCTTTATAGGGGCTGTGCGAAATCCGAAACTGAGCTTAATATCAAAGGCATTTATCAGGAAATGGCTTCCGAGTTAGCTTGGTGTTTGGGATTCAACGAGAACTACAGCAAATATTATGAGATGAACGGGGAATAACCAATGGACAACGAACTTTACTGTCCGATGAAGATGACCAGCAATCCGCTTGGTCGGTGCGTGTGCGAGAAAGAAAAGTGTGCATGGTGGCGGCAGTTGGACAACTGCTGTTCCATCTGGTGGATTGCACGGAAGCTGGACAACATCGAAACAAAGATGAAGAGGTGATAACTCTTGGCAACACCCCCGAAGCGTGGCCGTGGCAGACCGCCGCTGACCGAAGCTGAAAAGAAAAAGCGTGAAAAGCGGGCGCAAAAGGCGAAAGAAGAAGCCGCTGCGAAGCGTGAGAAAGAGCGAGAGAAGAAGAAACAACAGATGCTTAACAAGCGGAAATCTATCCGCTCACAGGTGAGTAAAAAGGTGAAAGAACAACAGGAGTTAGCAATCACGAGGTCTAAGATGCTGAATACAGGCGATTTGCAGTCGAGAATCGGTGATGAAGAGGACAAGAAGGTCGTCGGCATGATTGCTGCCAAGTATTTTGGCGACCTTCCGAGCGTGGACATGAACAACCCGATTGAAGTGCAGCAACGTCTTGACTTCTTCTTTGACGCTTGCATCGAAGCTAGAATCTCCCCTGTGGTGGAATGGATTGCACTGGTGCTGGGCATCGAATGGGTGAGCCTGAAGCAGATTATGGCGGGCAAACGCCGTGACGACAGCTTGCAGCAGAAGTACATCCTAAAACTGATTCTGCAAATGCAGTCCATGTGGGCGTACAACGGTATGTATGGTCAGGAGAACCCGGCAGAGTGGATTTTCCGAGCCAAGAACTATTTTGGTATGCGTGACAACGTGGAAGTCACCGTTGCGCCGCCTGAACAGCCGTTGGGCGATGCCCAGAGTGCAGAGCAGTTGGCTCAAAAGTACCAGACGGCTTTGCCGAAAGGGATTGACGTGGAGTACAGAGAGGTGACAAAGAAGTGAAAGAACTCATTGTTTTCTTTTTAGTATCTTGGGCGGTCGCCTTTTTGATTATCAACAATTTTAACGATAAGGAGTAAAACATGAAAAAGGTAGCAACTATTATTTCTTCTGTGGTAGCAGCATTTTTTGTTGCAGTGGTTCTTTTGCTGTGTTTGGAGAGAGTGCCTGTTGGTTATGTTGGAGTTGTTTATTCGGCACGAGGCGTTGAGCAGAACACATTGTCGCAGGGCTGGCACTTTCTTTCTCCCATGAAGCACGTTAGCAAGTTCCCTATCAGCCAGCAGCAACTTATTTTTTCGGATGACCCGGCAGATTACAACGCAAAAGAACACGCAGATTGGCATATTGACGCTCCTGCAAGCGGTGGAATGGTTGGAGTAAACCTTACCGTAAATTATAACTTCATTCCAGACCGTGTTGTTGAACTTTACAGCCGTTTTAACGGAATGGATGGTGAAACGCTTGTGGAAAGCCGCATACAGAACAGCATTATCGCCTACGTCAAGGAGGTAACGCCCCAGTTTTCTGTAATGGATATTTATTCTGAAAAGAAAACAGAAGTAAACAACGCAATCACAAATTATTTGAACGAAAAGCTTACCAATGAATACGGAATCAACGTTTCAAGTGCCCTTGTTATTGACGTAGAGCTGGATGACACCCTGACTGAAAAGATTAGAGCGAAAGAACAAGCAAAGCAGGACGCTGAAATCGCTGAACTGAACAAGCAGACTGCTCTTGCACAGGCTGAGACGGACAAGGTAAAGGCTCAGACGGAAGCCGATGTGAAAGTGATCGAAGCACAGGCAGAAGCAGAATCGAATCGTATCGTGTCGGAATCCATCACTCCCGAACTGATTCAGATGAAAGAAGCTGAAGCCAGACTGAAGCATGGATGGGTTACTGTCAATGGAGCAGATACAGTCGTAACAAAAGCTGATTGACGGGAAACATATTCCGTGCAAAATCAAAGACTGGAAAGCCAACAAAGAAATCCTATTTAAGGATGTTGGGGAGGAAAAATAAAATGAGCAGTTCCGTAGAATATGCAAAATCAGAACTTGCACGTATTACGAAAGACGGAGACGGGTTGCAGGATGCAATCAACAAGAACGTCCTTGACATTGTTGAACTTTTTGCAAGTCAAGGACACGGTGAAATCTCTGCTGGATACGTAATGTCCGTTCTTGAACGTCTTTTACGGTTCAAGCCACTCACGCCGCTGACGGGCGAAGATGATGAATGGACAGAAGTGTCGGACAAAATGGGACAAGGATGCTTCCAAAACAAACGATGCTCAAGCGTGTTCAAGACCACTGATGCACAAGGTAACACGATTGAAGTATATGACATTGACGCAATCGCTTATTCTGACAACGGTGGTTTTACGTGGTTTGCAAGTAGCCGCTTTCGCAAAAACGTGACGTTTCCCTATGAGCCGCCTACGCACCCGGAAAAAATCTATATCGAATACACGGAAGATGTTCCGCTTGGCTGGTCTGGAGACAAGTATGAGATTATCACTGACGATAAGGAGCGTATCGAAGCATTGAGGGCTAAGATGCAGAAGAAATTTGGCAAAAGGAGCAACTAATGCAAACTGATAGAGGAATCTACCACAAGCGAGTGTGTGACCGCTGCGGAGCAGTTCTGGGCGGTAGAATGATGAACCCTGACGAATACTTCAAGGACTGGGCGTGGCGCAGGGACACTGGAGACCTGTGCCCGGAGTGCTATGCAGAATATAAGCGAGTGATCGGACGGTTCAACAGGGGAAAGAGAGGGCAGAAAAGATGAAAAGATGCTCTGTATGGCGTTGCAAACAGTGCGGCATGGTTATCTACAGCACCGAAGATGCGAAAATTCCTGACAATGCGTTTGACGAACTTTTTAGCATTGAAACCGTTTGCAATAACTTAAAAGGGTTTAATTTACCGAGCGTAAAATTCACGCATAAATGCGACCCGCAGACAATAGGCTTGTGTGACTTTATTGGATGGAGGAAGTACGAATGAACTTCTACTGCACCACCGAACATTGCTCTTGCATGGGCATCAAACAATTCTCCGCTGGCAAAACTGTCCGATGCACAGCAGAATCCTGTGAGAACAAATCCGAGCCATCCTGTGGCTCTTGCAAATAGTACGCAGAGCCGGAGGGCGTGTGCGTGAACGACCAATCAGAACACGTTGCAGACTTCGTGTGGGACGAATGTGGATGCAAGGAATGGGAGAAAAGAGAAAATGACAGCTAAAGATACGATCATCATATTTGTTTTTGGGTCAATTATAACATTATTCGTTGGAGCCTTTATTGCGGTTCTTGAAATGTTTCTTTGGGATATGACCGATAGCATTTCACTTGAATGGTCATGGAAGCATCCAGAACGCTCAACAATTATTCATGCGATAATGGTGGTGACTATCAACGCCGTTACTTTTTGCGGTGGATTTTTGGCTGTATGGCTGGCGAAAGGATGAGGAAATGAGCTATGATATTTCGCTGTGCGACCCCGTAACGCATGAAACGCTTGAAGTGGATGATACGCACTTTGTTGCTGGCGGTACTCGTTCCATTGGAGGAACAAAGGAACTTTGACTTAATATCACCTATAATTATGGAAACTACTTTCGTCGTGATGATGTGTTGGGTAGAAAGGGCATCCGCTCCATTTACGGCAAAACAGGCGCAGAGAGCATCCCAATGCTTGAAAAGGCTATTTCTGCACTAGGTGACGATGTAGACGATAGCGACTACTGGAACGCCACAGAGGGCAATGCCAAACGCGCCTTGTATGGTCTGCTGGCGTTTGCAAAGATGCGTCCTGATGGCGTGTGGGATGGAGATTGAAGGGAGAAAGAAAAATGTCTTTGTTTGAAATTGTACTCGGTTTTGTTTTGACGACAATGATTGGTTTTGTGTTCGTTTCCCCGATTTATTTGCTCGAAAAATATATAGTTTTTAGCACTTTGGACAAATACATAGACAACGTAATCTTGAAAGCCATTGCGGTTGTAGCAGTCAATGTTCTTTTCTTTCTCGTTGGGTTTGCGATCATCTTTAGCGTTTACGGTTATAAGTGTTGATAACACGATTTGAAGAAAGGACGGGCAATGGAAACCAGACCGATTGATGCAAATGCACTCAAATTTTATTTTTCTGATAGGCAGATGGAGTATGCAAGCGTGGATGAAGCTGATTACACATTTAACGCCTTAATGTTCGATGTGCTCGGAGACGTAATAACAGCTATTGAAAATGCGCCAACAATCGAGGTGAAAAACAATGGCTAATTATCCAGAATACCTTGAACGAAGCGCACTTATTGAAAGAATCAAGAAAGCATATTGCGATGGCTGCGAGAACTACAATGGAGTTAGATGCCGTGCTTGCGATATTGGCGATGCCATTGACGTTGTGGAAGATGCCCCGACAGCCTTAGAGCGTACCGCTAGATGGAGATGGATTGTACAGGATGATACGTTCACAAGATTCGAGTGTAGCAGATGCCACACAAAAAATCATCACACACGTTGGAACTATTGCCCGAACTGTGGAGCGAAAATGGAGAACGCGGATGGCTAACACGCTTTGGCATCCAGCAAGCGAACCACCACGAGAGCGGACACAGCCTTTGTTGCTTGCGACTAAGACAACGTGGCGTGATAAAGATGGAAAAATGTTGCAAGGAATCTCGCCGACAGCGTACTTTCTCGGCTGTTACGCAGACGGTCAGTTCTGGGATGAGATAGGCGAGAGACTACCGGATAACGTGACGGTCACACATTGGATGCGCATTTATGCGCCGGAGGGTTGACAGATATGAGACCGATTGATGCAGATGCGCTGCGCCAGAAGATTGAAAAATGCGCTTTGGACGCAGACAGAGCTAGTTCCTTTTCGAATCCCGATGGAGGAGCTTTCTACGATGAGGTTCTGGATGCTATTGATGCAACACCGACTATTGACCCGAACATTCAGTGTCCTGTGACGCATTGAATGACGTTTCCGATGGTATAGGAGGGCTTATGGAAAAGAATGTCGTTGTTACGCAAGATATTGTTGACGCATTCACGGCAGAAATGCAGGAAGCATACAAAAAGTACGGTGATGATGAAGAAATCGTTCACAGCATGATGGATGGCATCATGTGTGAAACCTTAGAAAAGCTGGGCTTTGCAAAAGGCGTGGAAATCTTCAACGAAGCGCCGAAATGGTATGCGTAAGGAGGATTAAAAATGGATAGATTTGAAGGATTAACAGAAGCGATGACCCAATGTGCTGCATCACTTGAACAGCTTGCAAATGCTATCAGACAGTCCGAAACGCAGTGCGGCTACATCAAGAAGAAGCACAATCGGCCTGTATACCGTAAAGGTGCAAAGCTATCTGAAGGTTGCAAACGAATTATGAGAACGAGAGAGGGATTTAGAAAGTGAAAAAACTTAAATTTCCTGAGGATTTCTTCGCATACGACAACCCAGACTGCCCCGACAAGGACATTGAAAAAGCCGTGAACAAGATGAAGAACTGGATGAAGGGCGAGACCTACAAGAGTAATCCTTGGTTCTTTATGGCTGCTGGCAACTATCTGATTGTCGGCTTGATTGCTGAGGATGGGCAGAAAACAATCTACGTTGCACGGCAATATTATGAGATAGTCAATATTCCGGGCGAAGGTTGGCTGCGTGAACCTGACGCTGAGCGCTTGTTTTGAGGAGGATTAAAGATGGAGGAACTTAAGAAATGTCCATTCTGCGGTGCAAAGCCGCCCAAAATAGGATTGTTTGGACACGGTATGACTTATTTTGTGATATGTAAAAGTTGCGGAGTAGAGACATCCGATGCGATTAGCAAAGAAAAAGCAATCGAAGCATGGAACAAACGCTACAAAGAGGACTGAGCATGGACAAAAAACGAGACAGCTTTACGTTTCAACGATACTACTTTAAAGCCATCTCCACACTGAAAAGTAAAGAGAAATTGGAACTCTACGATGCAATCTGTGCATACGTTTTTGAAGAAAAAGACGCAACTTTGAACTCAAAAAAAGCAGAATCTTGTTTCATTTTGATTAAACATCTGCTCGATAAAGAACGGAAAAGAAGCGATATTGCGTCAAAAGGATGGTCTACACGAAAGTCAGCTCATTCTCATATCATAAATGAGATGAAGGTCAGCTCATATATGAGCTCAAAGTCAGATGACAATGAACCCATTGTATCAACTGACAGTCATGTGAACGTCAAGACCTTGCCGGAGAGCGCAGTCAAGAAGAAACCTGACATCTTCTCCGACTTTGCTCATGGCGATAAAGCCCTGTTGGAATCCCTGCGAGAGTTCGCACAGATGCGTACAAGAATCAAGAAGCCTATGACAGACCGGGCAAAACAGATGCTCTGCAACAAGCTGGAAAAGTTTGATCGGCATGACTGGAAAGCCATTCTCGACCAGAGCATCTATGCCGGATGGCAGGACATTTACGCATTGAAACAGGATGACCAGTACGAGCAAAGTACGGAGATGGAGTTTCCTAGACTATGACAATAGACGTTCAAACGGTATTTATCGGCGGTCTAACGCTGTGCAAGAGAGATGTTGCAACTGAAGTCATGGTTGAAGTTGATGATTCTGACTTCGAAACAAAAGAGCTGCAAGAGGCTTTCAATGCCATTAAGGGCTATTGGGAACTTCGTGGGTATGTAGACGTTGTAGACCTCAGAGAAACGCACAAGAACGTTGCAGATTTGATTGTGGAGTGCAGCAAAGCGTGTGAAGCTGAGTGCGTTGTCCTTAGTCGTGAACGCATGGGAGAATGGGCTAAGCGGATAAAGGAAAATGCTGCGTTAAGGCGTTTCCAGTCGCTTGCAGTTGAATCCACCAGCGCATTGACGACTTATGAGGACTTGTCTGAAATCTATCAGCAGATGGGCGAAGCAATGAGCCTGAAAGCTGAGGAAGAAGATGCGTGGACGTACGAAGACGTATTGAACGACTATGTGCTTCACATGGACGAGAAGCCTGTGTATATCAAGACAGGCCTAGAGCGTCTGGATGAAGCGATGCACATCTCACCGGGCGATTTCATCATTATCGGCGGCAGGCCGTCTGCGGGCAAGACAGCCCTGTCTCTGCAAATAGCCGCAAGCATGGCAAAGCAAAACTATACCGTGTACTATTTCAGCTTGGAAACCAGTAAACGCAAGCTTGGCGCACGTCTGATGGCTAATCAGATATATTGCCCTCTGGACACGGTGAAGAACAAGGCGGTCAGTTTGAATGAGATTGACGGACAGGCAAAAAACATGAAGATGCCACTATATATCCGCTCCGCTGCCGGAAAGAACGTGGCGTGGATGAAGGCTCAGGCTCTCCGTAAAAAGGCTCAAGTCATCTTCGTAGACTATCTTCAACTCATCCACGAAACAGGCGCAAAGGACAGATATGCAGCCATTACAGCCATATCCATTGCTTTACACGAGTTGGCGCAGACCACAGGCATTGTCGTGGTAGCTCTGGCACAGCTCAATCGAAACCCATCCAAGCCCGGATCCACGCCTACTAACTCCGACTTGCGAGAGAGTGGACAGATTGAACAGGACGCAGATGCAATTATCCTTCTATCTGGTGATAACCCCGACAAGTACCTGTTCCGGCTAAGCAAGAACAAGGAAGGCGAGATAGGCGACATTCCCATTACGTTTAACAAGCAGATTCAACGGTTCCAAGAGTACACTTGGATGGACTGATAATATGAAAATTGGATTGATTGACGTAGACGGACACAATTTCCCAAACCTTGCATTGATGCGGATTTCAAGCTATCACAAGGCAAAAGGGGATGATGTTGAATGGTGGTGGAGTGATTTTATCCACTATGATATCGTGTACATGAGCAAGATTTTTTCAGACGTGTACAGCCCTGACGTGCCGGAACCATTGAATGCAGACAAAGTGATTAAAGGCGGCACAGGATACGCAATCCGCACAGTGGACGGCAAAGAAATATTCGATAAATCGAAAGACGTTGACTTGCCGCCCGAAATCGAAAAGTCGTTTCCAGATTACAGCATTTACCCACAGTTCCCGTTTGCAGTAAGCATGACAAGTCGTGGATGCCCTAGAGGATGTTCCTTCTGCCATGTTGCAGCAAAAGAGGGAAGATGTGCCGTAAAAGTGGCAGATGTGAGCGACTTTTGGTGTGGTCAGGACGAAATCAAAGTTTTAGACCCAAACATCACAGCCTGTAAAGACAAGCGTGACCTTATGCGGCAGTACATTGACACCCACGCCAAAATCGACTTCACACAAGGTTTGGATATTCGCTTGCTGAATCAAGCAGACATTGAGGACATCAACAAGATGCGTATTGGCACGCTACATTTTGCGTGGGATAACCCTAACGATGACTTGAAAGGCAAGTTTGAGGACTTTGCAAAGGGATTTCGGCGCAAGTCAAACATTGGCATGGTTTACTGTCTAACGAACTTCAACAGCACGTTGGAACAAGACTTGTATCGCATCTACACGCTTCGTGATCTGGGCTACGACCCCTATGTGATGATTTACAACAAGCCATCCGCGCCGAAAGAGATTCGGCACTTGCAAAGATGGTGTAACAACAAGATAATTTTCAAGTCTGCGAAACGATTTGAGGACTATATGGCGTAAAGGAGAACGACTATGAAAAAGATTTTGGCCGTATGTGCATCCGCTCTGGCGGGCATTATGCTGATGACTGGATGTAACAAACAGGTGGTAGACCTGACGTATAGCTACTCATGGGCACAGCTGAAAATGCCTGATGGAACGATTATTGAGGGCAAGCTGAATAGCTGGGACGATTACGAGGGTGACCAGCTGCAAGTAAAAATTGACGGCGTGACCTATCTGGTTCATTCGTCCAACGTAGTCTTGCGGCATTGAAAGCGAATACAGAATCTGAGCGCATGGGCTGTCAGCAATGGCAGCCTTTTGCATATACGCGCACAGAAGCCCTACAAACGCTTTTTATCACCGTACAGCACTTTTGTCGACCAAACACATAAAACGTATATGTAACGGCTCTACGGGGCTGTGAGCGCATTGTAGAGGTCTACGACTATTGCAGGAGGAGAAAATGGAATACATGACAGCCGATACAAAGGTCAATGGGTACATGGTCTACCCTCGATTCCTCTCGACTATTGACGTTAGCCCAACAGAGAAAATTGTTTACGTTTACCTGTTTAATCGTGCAAGGTCGTCACAGAGGGCAAGCAGAAGCGGAAAGTTTGCTGACCAACTAGGGCGAGTATACATCGTGTATCCAATCAAAGACCTTGCTGCCGATACTGGATTTACGGAACGGTGGGTCAAGAAGTCTCTGAAAGAGCTGGAAGAAGCCGGGTTGATCGAACGCAAGCGTGAAGGAAAGAACAAGCCCGATAAGATATACGTCAAAGTGCCGGAAGAATCGTCAAAAAGCGAAAAGGGAGGTGAACAATCATTCACCTCTGAGGGGAACGATGCTTCACCTGTGAGGGGAACAATCGTTCACCTCCTTAATATAGAAGAAAAGAAAAGAAAAAAAGTTATTAAGAAATCGGGCGACCCGCCCGATGGGAACGCCAGCACGCTGGACTTCGAGGATGTGAGCGAGTATTTTTTGGATGCTGGATGTGAGAATAGGCTTGCCAGCAGGTTCATGAATTACTATGAGGGAACAGGTTGGATGACCAAGACTGGAAAGCCTATCACCAACTGGAAAGCCTTTGCTGATATGTGGATTGATAAGGAACAGGAGAAGCGGCAGTGCAGTGAACCAGAGTTCAATCGCTTGTAAAGGTTCTTTCCCCCTATAATCCTCTATCTCCAAAGCTGCACTGTTAGCCAGCAGAGCAGACCGTAGGCGAGAACTGACGTGAGGTTCGGAGTGGTGGATGGTCTGCGACTATTTCAGACATGGAGAATTGATCTCATTTTGTAATCGGTTGAATATGTAGAAATGTTGCATAACTATTCCTAGCAGAATGCTATGGATTGAATAAGATACCATAGTGTACTACTGGGAATTAAATCGAACAAGAGCAGACCGAATCGGATGGTACGAGTTATTATACGAAATAATCCGTGATTATCGGGAGTAACTATATCTGTATACTATAATAAGTACGGCTATTATACGAAATAGATATAACTAGCGGAGGAATATATTATGCGAAATTGGAACGAGAGACGATTTTTGGAGTGCTCGGATGACTTAGCGACTATCGCACCTCTCTTTCTCTAAAAGGCGAACGACTATTTCACACAAAAAATACACGACTATTTGACGAAGGTTCGCAAGAAAACGATACGACTATTACTCTGCAATTATCAGCGGACTGTCCGTTACTATACGACATATAGGACTTTCAAAAGCTGGTCGTCTGACGACTTTACGACTATTCCACGACTATTTTATTGGAGAAATTACGACTATTGGCTACGACTATTCCAGCTGGAACGCTACGACTATTGCTGACCTCTATTAGCTATCGGGCGAAAGCCCGAAAAGAGCTGCGGCGCAAGCCGCCAGTGGTTCCGCGCCGCCCGCCGCGCTCCTGCTGCTGGACTGCCCCGCCGGGTGGAGGGTGCCAGCCGGTGCGCCCTGATTGCTGACCGGTGCCAGACTGCAAGCCGCCGGGCGTTGGAAGCATCGAGACGTTGACCCCTCAGCAGGTGCAGCACTTGCCAGCGATCCACACACGGCAGGAGCCGACCCCGCCGGGCTTGCATGGTCTGCGGTGTGCTGCACTGTCTGGCATGGATCTATAACAGGGGCACACCGTTGCGCCCTTATATACCTTATTATAATAGGGCGGCTGCGTTGACCTGTACGGCGTCCGGCGTGGCGCTGGTATCTCTGGTTATGCGCTGGAAGTGCTGCGGCGCTGTGATACGCTCCAACGTGGCGCAGGCGGTGCATAGTTGGCCTGTGTGGCTGCTGTATTGTGTTCGCTGAAATGTGCTAAATTAACGGAAACGCCCCTGTAACGCCCTGTAAACGCTTTTTGCACTGAGGCTGTATAATTTTGCATAGATGGCGAAAAAGGCGTTGTAAACGCTTGCGCGTGGCTTATACGCCGCAGGGCAAAAATAAAAGCCCTGCGCCCTCAGCAGGTGCAAGACAAAAGAAAAGCCCCGCCAGCGTGGGCGGGGTGGATTGTTGCGCGTGAGTTAAATTTTGTATTGGTCAAAAAATGCTTTCATTTCGTCATCGTCGTATTTTGTCAGCTGGTTATACCACTCATCATAAGATACATGATAGACGGTAGTCGGAAGGTCTTTTTTCTTGTAGCCTGTAAAATTAAAATTTTGATAGCTTTCTAAACTGTCGAATTTGTCAAAACGGGAGGCGGGATGTGGGCCGATATCATCACCCCAATAAAAATATACAGCGTCGCCGATTTTAACGGCGGTATTTTCGCCGCGGCTGCTGAGGTATGCAAAAATCTTTTCTTCATCGGCTGACATTTTGCGGAAAAATTCGTTAAAACCTTCAATGACCTTCATTTTATACGCTCCTTTCTTGTATGGGCTTGCTGCTGCTAGTATATCATACTGCAAGCCCCAAAAACAGGACTTGCAAAAAATATTTTTGCCCTTTTGGGCTGGGGCGGGGTTGCTTTGCGGTGCAGCCCCGTTAAAGTGTCCAATCGGCGTTACTTAGACGCCTTAAATAAGGCGCTGAAGAACCAGAAGAAAAACAGGATACAAGATATCATGCGTGCACCCCCTTAAATACGCCCTTCGGCGGTTTTGTCGAAAATGTAGTGCGAACCGCTATCACTCCGACGCACAAAAACATCATTTTTCCAGCCGTCGGAAACGATGATTTGCAACATGGTTAGCATACCGTAATAATATGATTTATCTTTTGTTGTTTTTTGGTGTTGTCCGGCTTTATCAAGCGAAGCAAGCGCATAGTTGAATCTTTTTTCGTCAATCATGTTATAACCTCCCTTATACCACGCTAAACCGCTTGTAGCTGGTTTTGCTGCTGCATTCTGCGTATACATCCGGGTGCAGCGTCTTGAGTAGCTTGCTATCGAGCCGGACGGAAGAAACATCTTTGTAAATGGCCTTTGCGGTGCCTTGTACCATCTCCGACGCACCGTGCATCATGTCGATGATTTCAGCCTTTACGGCGTCATTCATTGCTTCAAGTTCTTCAATGAGCCGCTTATTTTCGCGGTATGCGTTCACTTTCTTTTCAAAATCAGTCATTTTTACACCTCATTTAATAGCAAATGTATTCTACAGATTCCCAATATTCATCATTTTCGGCGTTCCAAGAACGGATTTCGGTTTTTTTAATTCGTTTGATAACGTCGTAGGCGTGGCCGTGATATACGGTATACCGATATTTTGCAGTATCTAATTCGCCAGCTTTAAGCAGCTTTGCACGAAATGTTTTTGTCATTGTCTTGCCTCCTTACTGCTCCGCCCGATTGTTGAGCCAGACCAGACAGAGAAGAAAGCCGGATGCTATGCCGCCGATGTACCAGAGGGCCGCCCACTGGGAAAAGTCCAATGTAATCATATGTTGCACACCTCCCGAATAAATTCCTTTTGCAAGTTATGCAGGTGCTCCGCCAGAACTTCAGCGTTCCACAAATCCCGGCGCATTTCTTGCGCCCGCTTTTCGTAACGGCGAACCGTTTCGCGGTCTGGCTTGACGTTCCCAAAGGGGCGGTATCCGGTGCAGATCGCAACGCCTGAGGCGATCGGGTAAATATCTGCGTTCCATCCATACACGCCAGAGGTGTAGGCGGCGGGGTCGTCCATGCACAACATGGCCTGAGCATCACAATAACTTACTTGGATAATGGTCGGATACTGAGATTTAATATCCCGCATGCTTCTTCTTGCTTTCATGGTTTATACCTCCGTGTATCCGTCTGCAATGGCCTGAGCCTTGATTGTATCTATATCCCGCTTGGATACGGTGGGCACGTCCTTAGATACCCAGCCGTCAGGGACGCGGGAAAAGGTCTTTGCGTTGGTGTCAATGCACAGATAGTGCGCCGTACCGTATGCGGTGCTCTTGGTTCTAAATTCTAGTTTCATGGTTTTGCCCTCCTGTTTTGTAACGGTATTGTGGTTGATTTTGTTTCCATGTTTCCATGTTTCCGTGTTCTGATTATATTATACATGAATCCATGGAAAAGTCAAGTTGCACAGGCAACACTTATACACGTTTGCATGGAAAATATTTTTCATCCGAAAAAGTGTAGTTTGCCGGACACATTGCGCAGACAGTCCAGCGCCGCCGCCGGTACGATCTGCCCCGCGTGTCTAGCGTCCGGGCGTTTGTGTCGTGCCTTGCATCTGGCGCGGTCTGCGCTGCTGCCTGCCGTGTGCAGTCCGTCCGGGTGCGCTGGGGCTGCGGTCTCCACCTCTGGGGTATATGGGGCGAGCCGGGGGTGGGGCAGGTGAGTCCCGCCACCACCGAAAAAATAAAAAAGACCCACCCCACTTTCACAAATCAGAACCCACCTGATTGTGCAAGTCTCCAAAAATTCCAAAAAATACAAAAAAGGCCCCTTTCGGAGCCTAGACTGTGCTATAATCAGCTAAAGGCTATACGCCAAAGAAAGGAAGAATCAAAAATGAGGAAGAGAATCATTGCGGCGGCTCTAGCAGCGGCTATGATGCTTGCTATGCCTATTAGCGCAATGGCAACTGCAAAGCCTGATGAATGGTCTGCTCCTATTGAGCTGGAAGAGACCAATGCAACACAGGTGCAACCCATAACAATCAAAGAATCCCATAGCCATCTTGAAACAAAGTACGAATACGGTAAAACGAGATACTATGTGTTCTACGCTGTATTGGTTGAAAATCCCAACACCGATTGGGCGGTCGATTTTGTTTCGCTGAATGTCACGGTATACGGCGAAGATGGCTCCGTCTTAAAGACCGGTTCTGAAACGCTGGACTGGGTTGGCGAAGGTGATTCTTATTGGTATGGCGATTATATCGCTTTTGACTCTGATGGCGTTAAGCCGACAAGAATTGAGTATACGACAAGCGCAGAGGACTGGAACGTTCACGAAGCAAGTCCTGCCAATCAGATTGTCCGTGCTGGTGAACTGGCCGTCACGAATGTTTCTAAGCGTGGCTCTGGCTATGATTTGCGATTCACTGGACAGGTTACGAACAACAGCCAGTTTACAAGCAATGCAGTCAAGGTCGTTGTCCTTTACAAAATGAAAGACACCGAAGGCAATGAAGTTCCTGTTGGCGGTGAGTATACTTACATCATGGACGGCCTTGCTTCGGGCCAAACAGCATCATTTGAGCTTCATCCGTTGAGTGGATTTACTGGTTATAGCTCTTATGAAGTGGTTGCCATTCAAGATTAACGCATAACACAAAAAGCCAGCGGCTAGATGCTCTCTAACCACTGGCTTTTCTATTGGACTATTTCACGGAGGACAAAAATGTCCGCCGTGTGAGTTTTTCGGATTTTTCAGAAAAACATCAATTATCCGTTTCTACGGATGCTTGCATAGAGCAGACGGAAGGTCTCACGGCCTTTCGGCGTTACTCTGGTCTGTACGCCACCGTGCTTGTTCTTCTGGTTGCAGTATTCCTTAACCGCAAACAAGCCGTCACCCTTGCCAGCTTTCGGCAAGATGCCCTTGCTCTTGTCACGGTAGATGTAACCGTCAGAAATAAGCATCTTGATGAACAGGCGTTCAGGGATACGCAGTTCCTTTGCAGTAGAGCGGAAGTTGGTAGACACGTTCCACGCCACGAGGTCGTCAAAGTAGTCCGCTTTAGGCTGCATTTCCTCGTTCTTCTCACAGAGCTGCTTGTTCTGCATCTGCAACGCTGCACTCTTTTCCTTCTCGGCCTTCATGTTCTGAATCAGCCCGATCACGAAGTCCGGGTTGGCAATAGCCGTCTCCAACAGGTTGTCGGTCATGTACATCCCATGCTTGCGGATGGACGGCAAGACATCGTGAGTGACCCAGTGCTTGAACCGCTGTGCGCTTTCCAGCTTACTGCTGAAAATCAGACTGTATAGGCCGGATTCGTTGATGATGGTTGCTTGCTGTTCGCCGGAGGGGGTGGTGATTCGCCACCCCCTTTTGTCTTGTTCATCAACGTGCGCTTTGAGTGCATTGACAGTGTCTTTGTAGCCAAGCGCTACTGCAATGTCCTTGCCAACAAACCAAGGGTCATCGTCAATGAGCATGACACGGATTTCTCCAAACTCGGCGTTGTTGAAGATTTTGATGTTCTCAGACAAAGAAAGTTGCATTAAAAAGCTCCTTTTCACTTGTGAGAGAAGCAATTTTCTGCTATAATAACGGCGAGAGAATGCTTCTCTCAGGGTTGATATGATACGTTCGCTTCTGTCGCCAAACTTCAGCGAGCGTATCATTTTTCGTTTTCATCGGTCTCCGGGATGGGATGCAGCGTAAAGAACGCATCTCGAAGCGCAAAGGACAGCGATACGCGCTTCTTGATGCAGTACGCTTGCAAATGCTCAAACTGCTTGTCAGTCATACTGATCGTCAGCGTTCGCTTGAACCGCTCGGCGTAAGGGCTACTCATATTTATTCACCTCCTTTCGTTTGCTGGTGATGTTAGTATAACCTTATTTTGTGTTAAGTCAAGAAAAGAAGTGCTACATATAGCACTCGATGGCGTTGACGTCAAAATTTGTAGACTTGCACAAAACTCAGCCCTTATTTTTGGATGCTCCCGCTTCGTATCCTGCCCGGTAGTTCAGTTCGGACAGCTTACCCAGCGCTTCTGCGTACTCCCTGTCCTCGCTGGTCGGTTCTTTGCCGTGTGCGAGGGTTTTCAGAAATTCTTCGGTTGTTGTGGGAAAGTTCATGTTTTTTTCTCCTAACTCTTGCGGAGAGCAGCCCTTTTTGGTATAATAGATTCCGAAAAGGGAGACTGCCCCCTTGGTGGTTGCAGGTTCTCGTTTCGTGATGTGGATAAGCTATCAGCGTAACTTTGGACGGTGGCGCTGGTAGCTTATTTTTTATGCTTTGATGTTCTCAACGTATGATGCTACCCACTCGATACCCATGCGGATAACATCAACCTTTGAGATGCCCAATGCCTTTGCGCTGCTCTCCATGCTTGCGATCTGGCTCTCTGTGAGCCGGGTACTTATCATGCGCAGCTTATCACGTTCCGAGGTTTCTGCTCGTCTTGCCAAGCCTATCACCTCGCTTTCGCTGGAACAAGTATAAAGCGTGAAAATATGCTTGTCAAGACCCAAAGTTTTACGGAAATGAAGTTTGGAAGAATTACTCCTTATTATAGAAAATTTTCTACCTGATTGTGATTAACTAAGTAAACACCCTTATACTACTCTAGTATGTATAAATACATACTAGAGTATATTTATATAATATATAAAAACAAACGCTTGACATTTCCATGAAAACATGGTAACATGGATACAGAAAAAGAGCCGTTATAAGAAAGGGGAAATTAAAATGACTGTCACCGAAATCATTAAAGACATTATGATTAAGAGCCGCCCTCCTAAAACGATGGAAGTTCTTGCTAACGATATGGGTTACAAGTCTGCTTCTGGCGTTGGAGAACGTTTGAAGGGCAACAATATGTCTGTAAAAAAATTATGCGAATTTGCAGAAGCACTGGATTACGAAGTCATTCTTAGGCCGAAAACAACGAAGGAACTGGATGAATATTCCTATAAAATCAAAATTGACAAGTAACGGGTGATTGCAATGCGTTATTTCTTAGCGAGAGTGTCGAGCAAAGAGCAAAATCTTGCGAGACAGCTTAAAATCGCACGAGATCGGTTTGACATCCCGGACGAGAATGTATTTTGTGATAAAATGACAGGCAGCAGCTTTGATCGCCCGCAATATAAACGATTGAAAGAGACTGTCAAGGCTGGGGATGAGGTCATTGTTAAGGAATTTGACCGATTCGGGCGTGACAAAGATGAGATGAAGCGAGAACTTCAGTGGTTCAAAGAAAAAGGCGTGATTGTTCGCATCCTTGACATTCCAACTACGCTGATTGACTTCCAAGACCAGACATGGGTGCTGGAAATGGTGAACAACATCCTTATTGAAGTTTTGGGCGCAGTAGCTGAACAGGAACGCAAGAAAACCAAGCAACGTCAGGCAGAGGGCATAGCTGCCATGCCTATTGTTGATGGCAAGAGAGTGTCGGCCAGAACAGGCCGTAGCTTTGGCAGACAGGAAAAGCAAGTTGACGAGCAGCAGTTTGAAAGCCTATTAGAGCAACAGCAAAAAGGCAAAATTACCGTAAAAGAGTGCTGCAAGCAGCTTGGCATCGGAAAATCCACTTGGTATGAGCGTGTCGAAAGATACGCAAATAAAAATAGCGGTAGCCCAACCACAAGCCACCGCTAAGAGTACACCAACTTCATCAAAACAGGAAAAAGAATGGTGCAACCACAGTATACCATTTTTTTCTCCAACAGGCAATAGAAAAGGAGAACAACATGGAAAAGCAAAAACCGTTTTATTGGGATTTTATCAAAAAAGATGCAGATTTGACATTTCGTTCGGTTTTCGATTTTGTAAACTGTAAAGATTTTACTTCCTTTATGCTGGAATGCCAATCTAAGAAATGCAATGTTTTATTTTATGATGAAAACATATTTTTTGATTTCAAGAAAGAAGGCCCTTCCGAAACGTTTAAGCGGCAAATGAGAGTTGCTCTTCTTACATTTATTTTGGAAAGCATTCCCGCAATAGCAGAAGATTATCTTGCGTATTTTAAGAAATACGCTGGATGGAAGAGCGATAAAACGTTTACTCCTACCTTAATCGAAAAGAAGGAAAGACTTAACCGCGAAACGTGGCTTGATGAGCAAGCGAACATTATTTGACCCGCCAGACATGGTATCGGATTGCTGAACAGAACAGGTGAAAGGAGCGGCTTATGGACAACAAAGCTGTGGAAGTTCCGGGGTGGTGGAGCGAAGAAGATATTCGCATTTTGACTCAAATGATGAACGGAGGGAGCCTTTTGGACATTATTCAGTGTGCAGAAGAATGCCGAAAGTCCACTTGGGAAAACAGAGAGTTTTGCGTATATAAATTAGTTCGTGCTGCCATCAAAGCAGCGGAAGGAGTTTGAAAATCAAGTCAATAAAGAAAATTTCTAAAACAGCATTATAAAACCGAATATTTTATTTTTGTGCAGTTGTAGGCACTCTTTACATTTTCAGGTAGGGGGTGCCTATTTTTTATGCAGCCAAAACAGTGTATCGCCATCATTGACAGTATCAAAGCGTATGCAAAGCAGAATCCGACCGAAGCACAGGTCTACGAGGACTGGTTTCAGGCGGTGGTGAACCTGAGAGATGCTTTGCCGCAAGACAAGCGGTTCGATGCATACAAGTACTCTGGTGAGCTGCGTTCCATCTGCGCAGCCATGATGGGCAAGATGAAAACAGGCGAGGACGTGGCGAAGGTCTATGACATTATCGGTCGGACGTATCTGTTTGAAGCAAAGGATGTGTTCGACAGCTATTGCATCTACCTTGAATGGAACCGTGCGCCGGAAAAAAAGTTCTACCAGCCGAGAAGAAAGGTGTTAAAAACCGTTGCGAACGCCCTGCAAGACCTTGCAGATGACAGACTGGACTTGCTGGCAATCTCGATGCCCCCCGGCTGTGGTAAAACGGCTCTAGCTATTTTCTATTTGACATGGCTTGCCGGAAAAACACCTGACGAACCGATGCTCACAGGCTCTCACTCGAACAGCTTTGTGCGCGGCGTTTATGACGAGTGCTTGCGTATATTCGACAAGGACGGAGAGTATCTGTGGAACGATGTTTTCCCGGACGTTGCCGTGTCGAACACCAATGCGAAGGACTGCCGCATTGACTTAGGCAAGAGAAAGCGCTTTGAAACGCTGGAATTTACGTCTATTGGCACTGGCAATGCTGGTTTGTACCGTGCATCTACGCTTCTTTACTGCGATGACCTTGTGTCCGGTATCGAAGTGGCACTTTCCAAACCCCGCCTTGATAAGCTGTGGGAAACGTACACCACCGACCTTAGACAGCGTAAAATCGGCAACAAGTGCAAGGAACTGCATATTGCTACACGCTGGTCTGTACATGACGTTATCGGCAGACTAGAGCAAAACTACGGCGATTCCGACAGGAACAGATTCATTGTTATGCCAGCAATGAACGAAAAAGACGAATCCAACTTCGATTATGACTACGGTGTAGGATATAGCACAGAAACGCTCCGCAAGCAACGCGAAGTCATGGATGAAATGAGCTGGAAAGCGCTGTACATGAACCAACCTGTTGAGCGTGAAGGTCTGCTCTTCCCTGCCGATGAACTGCGGTATTTCAACGGCGTTCTGCCTGATGGTGAGCCTGATCGTAAGCTCATGGTCGAAGATATTGCTTGGGGCGGCGGCGATTTTACATCTGGCCCCATCGCCTATGTTTATAATGGTTCTGTGTTTATTCCCGATGTTGTTTTCAATAATGGCGATAAAACCGTTACCAAGCCTGAAACGGTCGGAAAAATTATTCAACATAAATTGAACACATACAGAGGTGAAGCCAATAATGGTGGCGATGAATACTGCGATAGTATAGACAGTATGCTTCGGCAACAAGGCTATCACTGCTCTGTCCGTAGCCAGCGTGCGCCAAGTAATCAAAGCAAGCTGTCCAGAATCATCCAGTATGCGCCGGACATCAAACGGTTCTATTTCCTTGACGAAAAACACCAGTCGAAAGAGTACAAGGCGTTCATGGAACAGTTAACGATGTTTACGCAGCTTGGCAAAGTTCCGAACGATGATGCACCGGATAGTCTGGCACAGCTTGCCGATGAATTGTATAACGGAATCAGTAAAATTGAGCCTGTCAAGAGGCCTTTTTGAAAAAAGTGTCATATATAGCGGTGCTTGGAAACAAAAATTTGATTTTCATCTATATTTTGCTTTACAATATAAGCAGGAAGCTTGCTACTTCCGTAAGGTATTCTTCTGATGAGATTTTGTCATTTTGCTCATCGGCCCTTCATTGTGTGAATACCACTCCTTTCTTTCCTGTGGCGACGGTCGCTCTTCGTCACAGGTTTCTATGAGTTGCGTTCTCTACCGGATGAGAATGCTGGTGCCCCCAATGCTTAACAATGCCAGCAATCGGTGGTTCAAACCCACCACGCAGCACAACGATTCTCTTGCTTTGCATGGGATATTCTCTTGATACTACCTCTTCCGTTATTCCCGGCTCTCGATGCAATGTCTTTAGATTTTTCACATTGCAAAGAGCAACGGCTCCAATTAAGCCGGGTTTATCACAGATTGCAGCGGTCAGGCAGTTGCACGTTGAAAGACGTAGGCATTGGTGCAAATCCGAAATCTGTGACCATTTGTGGTTTTCTTTTAGGCGGGAAAACTACGTTGTTAGTCCCGACAACTAACTAGCGTAACCGGAAGCGCGAACAGTTTCCCGGTAGCTTCCGACAGGTCTGTGCTCAACAGCCTGTTTCCAGAAATTCAACGAAAGGAGCGCTCATGCTAGTTAGAATCTGTTGCCCTTGTATCAGGCAAAACCCAATCTATAAGAACGTCCGCTGCAACCGCTATCTTGGCGAAGTAGACGGACGATACCACTTCAAGTGCGACAGATGCAAGGGTGTTATCGAAGGAGACACAAGGGAAGGATGGGTGAAAATAATTCATTCTCCTGAAAGGTAAAAAGGACAACATTATGTGTGTGTTAGAAGAAAATATAACTGCTCTTTTTGAAAGCGGCAAGATTAGTTCTCTTGATTTGGAAAACGCAAAAAAGTTTTGTAGTAGTTCAAAAATTGGAGAATATAAATGTTGCGTAAGAACTCGATATGGGTTTTGCTGCGATTTGTGTCTTGAAGATGAATTATTGAGTTTGAAATCAAAGGGAGTTAATACAATAAATTCTTGTTGTGGACACGGTGATTTGGCTCTTGCATCAATTTTAACCGCTGGGGAAAACAGCAAAAATAAAATGCTTTCTTTGGGATATACTCATGTAAAAGATATATCTGAAAGAATTTCTCAGTGGAAGCCTAAATCGATTTTCATGTATCAAAAATAAGTTTAAAGCGCAGTTTTGGCGCAGTGAGATAGGCCTTAATAGGTTTGTCTTGCTGCGCTTTTTATTTTTGCCGGAAAGGAGGAACGCATGGCTGAGTATCAGATAGCTGTTGACGGCTTTTTGAATAATCCACTGACCGGACGCAGACCGATTGAAACGCCGGAGACGGAAATCAATCGGGCGAATGTTCTGAAAGTAGTTATGGGTAATGCAGACCCTATCCACCTGCTGAACAAGAACGAGATTCACTTTCTGCACAACTACTACTTGGGTAGCCAGCCTGTCCTCAGCCGCACGAAGGAGTATCACGCTGAAATCACCAACCGTATTGTAGAGAACCACGCCAACGAGTGCGTGGGCTTCTACACGGGATACATGAGCGGCACTCCTTGCTCTTATGTGCGGTCTGAAACGGCAACTGGTGACGGCGAGGAAATCGCCCGCCTGTCCAACGCATTGCAGTATGAGGGCAAGGATGCGCTTGATCGGCGGCTCTGGCAGTGGATGTTGGAGTGCGGACAGGGATACCGCATTGTTCTTCCTGACAAGGGGTACAACGGCAACTACCCTGACGAAACGCCCCTGCTGGTGGATGTTCCAGACCCAGACATGGCGTATGTGATTTATAACTCCGGCATCGGTCACAAGCCCATCGCCAACGTGCTGCACATCCCACGCAATTATCAGAATGACCTGAACGACCTGATTTGCGTGTATACGCCAAACCAGTACTTTGAAATCGACAACGGCAAGGTTACGAAAACGGAGAACCACTCCCTTGGAATGCTGCCGATGGTCGAATACAAGCTGAACCCTGAGCGGATGGGTCTGTTTGAACCGGCTATCCCTGTGCTTGATGCCATCAACGACCTTGAAAGCAACCGTTTGGACGGTGTGGCGCAGTTCATCCAGTCCATCATGGTGTTTACCAACTGCCTTGTGGATGATAACGCACTGAAGCAGGTCAAAGAACTTGGAGCAATGTGCCTGAAATCTACAACCAGCTTGCCTGCCTCCGTTTCGCAGATTGCAAACGAGCTTGACCAGCAGCAGAGCCAGACCTTGCTTGATTCTATGTTGAACGTGTACCGTAGCCTGACTGCCATGCCTAGTGCCACTGGCAGTGAGAACGCAACGTCCGACAACGTGGGTGCAGTTATCGTCCGCAACGGCTGGAATCACACCGAAGCGAGGGCGCAGCAGTACGAGAATATGTTCAAGTACGCTGAACGCCAAAGCTTGTCTGTAATGCTGAAAATCCTGCGTGACACGGCTGGTTCTAAGCTGATGGCAAGTGACATCAATATCAAGCTGCCACGCCGCCAGTACGATAACCAGCAGAGCAAGGTTCAGATTTTTGCACAGATGTTGCAGCAGACCATTGACCCGCAGTTGGCGTTCACTACGCCCGGCCTGTTCCCTGACCCACAAGCTGCTTACGAAATGAGCAAGCCCTTCCTGATTGCCGCTGGCAAGCTTGGCGAGGACGGGAAAGCACCGAAGCCACATGAACAGCCCAAACGGGATGTTACCGGCACAAATGTTGGGAACATAGCAGATGAACAGTCTGCCGATACCAATAAAGAAACAGAGGGCGAATAACCCTTTGCTATAAACACGGCAGGGAAGCCGGGATACAAATTTCGCAGCGTTGCAGGGAAGCAACGGTAAAAAAACGCAGGAGGAAATTAACGATATGAAACTCAATGTGTTGCTTGGTGATGCCTACAAAGAGGGCATGACCGCCGATGAAATCATTTCTGCGCTTGAAAAGGTTGCAGACCCTAGCGCAGAGGTCGAGAAACTGCGCAACGCCGTGACGAAAGCCAATGGCGAAGCTGCTGAGTACAAGAAGCTGCTCAAGGCAAAGCGTACCGATGACGAGAATGCCGCACAGGAACAGGCTGACAGGCTTGCAGAGATGCAGAAGCAGATTGAAGCCCTGACTGCCGACAAGGAAAACCTTGTCAAGGAAAAGACTCTTGCATCTTACCGTGAGAAGTTCGTTGCACAGGGTTATGACGCTGAACTTGCCAACAAGGCTGCATCTGCACTGGCTGACGGTGACATGGACAAGGTGTTTAAGTTCCAGTCGGAGTTTATGACCGCCCACGACACCGCTTACAAGGCTTCTCTGCTGAAGGATATGCCCACACCTCCGGGTGCGGATGGCAATGGTGACGGCGCAGATAGCGCAGGCGTTTCCTTTGCTAAACGCTTTGCGAAGGAGCGTGCAGACGCAAACAAGGCATCGAGTGACGCAATGACTGCTTTCCATTAAGGAGGAAAACATGAAGTACACCAATACTCCGGTATCGGCTCCTGAAAGCACTATTCTGGCTGCTGATACCTACGTTGCCATTCCCTTTACCGTCAAGGAGACCAATGCTGTTCCGGCTGGCTATCCTATGGCAAAGACTGGTCTGAAAGCTGCTGCCACTACTGGCACTAGTGCTGCTGATGCAGCCACCGATGCCATTGGCATTCTGCTGCACACTGTTGACCCCGCTGTCAACCCCAATGGCGCACTGCTGATTCAGGGCGTTATTGATGTGGACAAGGCAAAGCTGTCCGGCTTTACCTATTCTGCAAACGATATTGCCGCTCTGAAAAAGGCTGTTCCCGCCGTTTTCTGCCGTACCGATGTTGGCGCAAAGGGCGAGTAAGGAGGACTAAATTATGGCACTGAATCTGAATGAAATCTTCTCCCCTGCTGCGATTGCCGCCTACTGGACAAATGATCCGACCAATGCGCAGCCCTATGCTTCTGATGCTCTGTTCCCTGCCCGCAAGAAGGTCAGTATGGAACTGAAGTGGCTGCGTGGCCACAAAGGCGTTGGCGTTTCGCTGAAGCCTAGTGTGTTCGACACTAAGGCCACGTTCCGTACTCGTCAGGGCATTAAGATGACCGAGACCAGTATGCCGTTCTTCCGTGAGGGCACTCACATTGACGAGGAAGACCGCCGTAAGATTATCTCTGTTCTGGCTACCAATCAGGAGTTTGCGGCAGACGTTATCAATCGCGTCTACGATGATACCGCACAGCTTATTACCGGCGCTCGCATTGTGCCTGAGCGCATGGTGTGGCAGCTTCTGGCTCCTAAGACTGGCAAGCCCAGCATCTCCATCGAATCCAACGGCGTGAGTTACGTCTACGATTACGACCCGGACGGAACTTGGCAGCAGTCCAATTACAAGGCTCTGGCTACCAAGGAGAAGTGGGATGCGCCTACCACCGCAACCCCCATCGCCACGATGACCACTGCCGCAAACACCGTGCTGGCAAACACCGGTGAGATTATCACCGAAGCCTACATGAACACCAACACCTTCAACAAGATGATTGCTGCGGATGAAATCAAGAACCGTTTCCTGACGGTTATGAAGACCACAACCGCTGTGCTGGTTGATTCCGAGGCACGTTCCGTTGTCGAAACCGCATCCGGTATTCGCATCCATCTGTACGACAAGATGTTCAAGCCGGAGGAGACCGCTGCTGCCGAAAAGTATCTGCCTGATGGCTATGTCGTGCTGGCTCCTTCTGGCTCTCTGGGCAATATGTACTATGTTGCCACCCCTGAGGAAGCCGACCTGATGGCTGGAATCTCCAACGCACAGGTTTCCGTTGTGAACACTGGCGTTGCTGTTACCACCGAGCAGACCGTGCATCCTGTCAACACCAACATTTACGTCTCTGAAATCGTCCTGCCGTCCTTTGAACGCATGGACGCTGTGTACTGCATCAAAGCTTACTAAGGCGAAAGGAGGAAAGCAGCATGGGAGACCAGTATTCCGAAGCGGCAGTCAAACTGGGGCAGTACATCGCCCCTGCACTTGACCGTGAAATCACGGACGAGGACTACCCACTTTTCGACCTGCTGCTTGATTTCGCCAAAGACAAGATATTTTCGCAGGGCTACCCATTCGGTAACAGACCGGACGAGTTGCCCTCGCAGTATCAGTCGTTGCAGATACGCATTGCAGCGGAACTGTACAACCACATCGGCGCAAACGGACAGACGAGCTATACCAACAATGGCATTACTCGTGTGTGGGAAAGTTCCGATGTGGCACAGTCCCTGCTGAACGAAGTGGTTCCGAAAGTAGGTGTTATCGGCTGATGTTCAATGGAAGCCCGCTGGATAAACGCCCGCTGTGGTATTCAAACCCGGTTGGCGAGAAAACGCCTGTCGTGGACGAATGGGGCAACGAGACTGGCGAATCCGCATACGAATTGTGGAGTACCCCCGCAAAGCTGATGTTGAACGTCAGCCCCCCTACTGGTTCTGCGGAAGCAAACCCTTTTGGAGCGTTCACGAATTACAGCTACGTTGTCAGTTCGTCCAGCAAAAAGCGCAACACACCGCTTTATGAAGGCACACACGTCTGGTTTCAGACAGACGTTTCAAAGCCCTTTAATTACACTGTAATCAAGGTCGCAGAGCATATTACAGACACGAAGTATGCTCTGAAAGAGGTGGCTGCAAGTGAAAATTAAAGTGAGGTTGAGCGATGCCGGACTTCGTGATGCGGAACGTCAGATACAGGAGTACAAGACCACCCTGAACAGAAAGGCTAGAGCGCTTGCTTTTCGTCTTTCGTGGCTCGGCCTTGAGGTTGCAAAGATACGTTTTGCCAATGCGAAATATTCTGGCTCCAATGACGTGAAATGCCATATTAACCAAAAAGACAAGACTTGCACCATCGTTGCAGAGGGTAAGTCAGTTGCCTTTATCGAGTTTGGCACTGGTGCGCACCACAACGGATATGGCGGTGTGCTACCGCCCGGCGTTGGGGCGCATGGCTCTTACGGCAAAGGGCAAGGTGCAAACCGCAGGTGGTACTACTACGGCGAATCTGGTAATGCTGGCACGCCTGTCAAACAGGTGGATGGCAAAGGCCAGTTGAATTACACCGATGGCAACGAACCAGCTATGGCTATGTGGGGAGCTGTTGAGGAAATGGCTTCTCAGGTCGAAGCAACGTGGAGGGAGGTTTGGAATAGTTGATCGATTATTTCAACTCTATCTTCACGGCTGTTGCCAAGGAACTGCGAAAGCAAGTGCCCGGCATCTTCGTTACTGGTGAAATCAATGACAGCAATGTCAAGAAGTTTCCGTGTGTGCAGATAGAGGAAAACAGCAATCTTCCTGTGCACATTGATTCTGCCGGTCACAGCAAATACGCTGCCGTTTCCTTGCGTGTGCGGGTCTACTCCAACAAAACAAGCGGACGCATTGCAGAAGCACGTTCCATCGTTGGAATCGTGGATTCTGTTCTTGAACCGCTTAAATTTTATCGCAAATCGTTTGCCCCGTTGAATGGGCTGTACAACAATTCCGTCTATCGGATTGATTGCAGCTATGGGGCAACAATCGGAGAGGACGGAATGATTTACCGAAATTAAGGAGGTAAACATTCTATGAGTACTGCTATCTCCGGTCTGAACACTACCCTTTACTGCGGCGAAAGCGCAACAACTCTGACGAAGCTGTGCGACATCAAGGATGTGCCCGACCTGATCTCCGACCCGAACCTTCTGGATGCAACCACCCTGTCTGATGGTATGCAGAAGCAGATTTTTGGCATCATTCAGGCTGACACCAAAGCCTTTACCGCTAACTACAACAAGACCGACTACGCCGCCGTCAAGGCTGCTGGTTATGACGATACCTCTGAGAGCAACGTGGACAAGTACTACGCCCTGAAAATGCAGGACGGTTCCGGCTTCACTTGGCAGGGTATGCATCAGGTCGGTCTGTCCGGCTTTGGCGTAGACGAGGTCGTGGAAATGACCATCAACTGCATTTTCCATTCCACCCCGAAGTTTAGCGAGAGCCTGACCGTTAATGGCGGCTAAACCGCAAAAAATCGAATCAATCAAACCGGGCAGAACTGAACAACGGATTTGGTTCTGCCCCTATTTATAAAGGAGAGCATTTATTATGGCTGCTAAGGTTATCAACTTTCATTCCCCCGATGGCAAGAACACTTACGAGCTGACTTTCACCCGTGACAGCGTGGAAGCTGCTGAGCGTGCAGGTTTTCAGATTGGCCAGTACACCCAGATGACCAATCTGCTGTCCAACTCTCGTGCCCTGTTCTACGGCGCTTTCATTGCTCGGAACAAGGGCATCAGGCGCAAGGTCACTGACGAGATGTTCCAGCACATCGAGGAGAAGGAAGACCTGATGGGCATTCTGCTTGAGATGTTCATGGATGCTTCCAAGTCTCTGTTGGCAACTGACACTGAGGACAAGACCGCAAAAAACGCAACGTGGGAGATTGTGTAACTGCACAATCTCAGGAAACAGACGGAGAGGGAGAGCCATTCTCCTTCTCTAAGCTGTTCCACGATGTAGAAGCCTATTACATCTCCATCGGCATGACCTACGACCAGTTTTGGTACGGCGATGTCTGGCTGGCGAAAGTTTACCGTGACGCAGAGGAGCTGCGGGAACGCAGAGCCAATGCAGAAGCGTGGAGAAACGGCTTTTATATGGCATCTGCGCTTTCCTCTACGGTTGGCAATATGTTCCGAAAGAAAGGGTCTAAGCCCATCAAGTACATGGATAGACCGATTCCCCTTACTCAAAAGGAGAAAGACGAGTATGAATACCAACGCGCAGTTGAGGCGCAGGAGCGAATCAAGAGAATGATGTTCTCTATGATGGAAAGTGATGGTGGTAGTGATGGCTGATGTTGATATTACGAGCTTATCCGTAGAGATTTCTGCGGAATCGCAGGGCGCAGAGCTTAATATTGACAAGCTCGCTACCGCCATTTCTAATTTGCGGACGAAGGGCAACGTCACAAAAGTTGTAAATAGCCTTGATAGGCTGTCTGGTTCCATTGCAACGCTGAAACAGGCATCCGCCGGAATGTCCGGGCTGGACAAAATTACCAGCTTTCTGAATGGGCTTTCCAACGTCAACACGACTGCAAGCGCAAAGAGCATCAACACGGTCGTGAGTGCCATCAAGAAGATTCCTGCGGCTGTGTCTGGCTTGAATGGCGTGGACTTTTACTCCATGTCTGGAAGCATTACTCAGCTCACTAACGCTTTGGCACCGCTGTCCATTCTGGATGCATCGAACCTTAAAGCCCTTGGCGGTGCTTTCAATGCGATCGGAAAGGTTCCTGACCTGACCGACAAGCTGAAAGCGACGGACCTTGATTCTTTCGCAAGCTCTTGCCAGAAGATTTCTGCTGCCCTTACTCCCCTTGCGTCTCAGCTTGACAAGGTAGGCAATGCCTTTGCAAAGCTCCCTCCGCAGTTGAGCAAGGTTGTGACACAGGCTAACCGTGTGACCGCAGCCAACGAAAAGCAGCGCAAGAGCTATCTCAGCCTGTCCAATCAGATGAACGGCTTTATGCGAAACATGGCAAAGCTGGTTTCGTTGAAAGCTATCGCTGAGTATCTTGGCAACGCTGTTGCGAAGTTCAATGACTTCTATGAAGCAACAGACCTGTTCCATAATGCTATGGGCAATTTGAGCGGTGAAGCCGATACGCTCATTAGCAAGATGCAAGGCTTGCTTGACGTTGACCCGACCAAAGCGATGACCTACATGGCTACCATCCAGAGCTTGGGCACTTCGTTTGGTCTGACCAGTGACAAGGCATACGTTCTGTCCAAGAACCTGACCCAGCTTGCCTATGACGAAGGTTCCTATTGGAACAAGGACGTTGCAGAAACCTTTACCGCAATGTCCTCCGCTATTTCTGGCGAGATTGAGCCTATTCGCCGTTTGGGCATTGATCTAACTCAGGCACGGTTGCAGCAGGAGCTTCTTGCTTTGGGTTTTAACAAGCAGGTTTCCAGTCTGTCTCAAGCAGATAAGGCAGTTCTGCGTTACATTGCCATTATGAAGCAGACTGCAAACATTCAAGGCAACCTTGCACAGACCATCCAAAGCCCTGCGAACCAGATTAAGATTCTGAAAGCTCAGTTGGATATGCTGGCGAAGTCTGTTGGTTCTCTGCTCTACCCCGCCATGAAATCCATTCTTCCCCCGCTGATTGCTGCTGTTCAGCTCATTCGAGAGTTTGTTGAATGGGTGGCAAAGCTGATGGGCGTGAAGGTCGTGTTTACTGATTTCACTAAGAGTGCTGACAGCGTTGGTGGCATCGGTGACGCAATGGATAACACAGCTGATTCGACAAAGAAAGCTGCCAAAGCCCTCAAGGACTACACGATGGGCTTTGATGAGCTGAACATCATTGACCCCACACAGGGAAGCTCTGGCTCTGGCGGCGGCACATCTGCTGGCAACATCTTGGGCGATGTAGACCTGTCCGGCTACGATATGTTCAAGAACTATGTTGGCACATCTATTGATGAAATCAAGGAAAAAGTAAAAAAACTTCTTCCAATCATTGCAGGTGTTGCAGCCGGATTTGCCGCTTGGAAAATTGCTGATTTTCTTTTTAGCCAGTTAAACAACGTTCATGGTCTGGCTTACAAATTGGGTCAGGTTGTTGGAGAATTACGAAAGAAGTTAGGGCTTGTCAACCCTGAACTTGCTGTAATTGCTGGTACTGTGGCACTAATTGTATGGCGTTTTGTGGACTTGTATCAGAACAGTGAGAAATTCAGAATCGGTCTGCAAAGAATAAAAGACCTTATTGAGCTTGCTGCACTTGGCTTCTCTCAGGGATGGAATATTTCTCTTACTGAAGGAAAACTTGGACAATCCATTGAGCATTTAAAAGAATCTATTAAAATACTCGCACAGCAAATTCTCGACCTTCTGCCTGATGAATGGAAAGAAAGCGCTTCTAACGCATTTGAAACAATCCGACAAGTCGTAAAGAAGTTGGACTTGGATTTAGGAGATTTGGCTCTAACCTTAATTGGAATTGGATTGATTATCAGCGGTCATCCTGTATCTGGTCTCGCCGTTATCGGATTTGAAGCCGTTTCTGTTGCGATTCGCGGATTAGGTAGCGAAAGTGAAAAAGAGTCTTTTGGCTTAAAATCCGATTGGCATAGCGCTTTTCAACAGCTTGGAATTGATGCTGGAAACATGGCATCCTTCTTTGTTGATGGATTTGCTCAAATTGTGGATAGCATTTCTGATTTTATTCGTTGGATTAAAGACGGAATCAGCGAATCTGAGCGTTTGGATGTCACGATGAACAAAACTTTGTTCCCGAATGCTCTTCTTGGATTGGCTGACCTGATTGCAGATATTGAGACATTTGTTCGTTGGGTTAGCAAAGGCCCAACTGAGGCTGAGCGCCTTGACGTTTCAATGAATCAAGGCTTCATTGCTAATGCCCTTCTTGGCTTAGCAGATTTGATTTCCGACATCGGAAGCGTGATCGATTGGTTTGTTCATTTGGATGACCATATCAAATCGGCCGGAGAATCTTTTACGAGGTTCTTGGATGGAGTGGAAAATTGGGCAGCAGAAGCGGGAAAAGCTGCTGCAAACATGGTAAACGCAGTTGCAGACGCAATCGCTTCTCTGCCATCAAAAATGTATGAAGCTGGGGAAAACGTTTGGCAAGGTCTTGTAGAAGGCATTCAGATCGGAATCAGCAACGCAACTGGAGCGGCTGCAAATCTTGCCAAAGCCATCATCGATAAGTTCACCACTGAGACTGATATCCACTCCCCTTCCAAGCTATTTGAACAATTTGGTATCTACATTGACCAAGGCCTTGCAAACGGTATCGCTGCTGCTGTCCCCTACGTCGCCACTGCTATGCAGGGCGTTGTAAACGCTGTGCAGGAGAAAGGAAACGCACTGATTGCCGCCGGTTCTACTCAGGCTACCAACTACGTTACCGGGTTTTTGAACGGTCTGGATACTCAGTGGCAGCAGATTGATTCCAGCTTGCAGAACGATTTTCTGGGCAGTATGAAGACGCTCGGTACTGCCATCGAGAAGGGCGATTTGCAGTCTCTTGGTAAGTGGGCGGCTTCTTATTTCTATCATGCAATGGATGATGAGCAGCGCGCACAAATCAAGTCTATTGCAGAAAACAGCCTTACTTGGCTGACAAGCAACCTGAGTGGCGTTTGGAACAACATTGCCGGTATGGCTTCTAGTTTTATCGGTCAACTGGTTCCTTCTACCGTTGCGGCTACGACGGCGCAGACCGGATTAAATATTGCAATGGACGCAAACCCGATTCTGTTTGTTGTTTCGTTGATTGCAATGCTGGCTGGTGCTTTGCTCAATCTAGCCGGAACGAATAGCGACGTCGCCGGTGGAATCTCTTCCGTGTGGGGCGGCTTGAAGGATTTCATGTCCTACATTTTCGAAGGCATCGTGCGTCTGCTCGGCACATTTGTGCAGGGCTTCATCAACGGCGTCAATATTATGATTGGCGCATACAACCTTGTTGCACAGCTCTGGGGCGGTCAGATTGATTATATCAAGAACCCGCTGTTCGAGTATGCGGACAAGATTGCCGCTGCTCGTGAAAACAGCCCTTCCGTTGATTCTCTCGCTTCTGGAAACTTGGATTATTCCAGCGTTCCGGGAACCAGCGAATATGAACAGGCGTCTGGCTCCGGTTCGTATTCTTCTAGCAGTTATACTCGGTCGGCAGAGCTTACCCCGTCTGAACTGCGTGACGCGGTAAAGGAAGGCTTCGTTTCCGCCTTGCAGGAATCCGGTTTCGGCGACACGGACAACGGAAACTTTACGGTTCGGGTCTATCTTGACGGCAAGGAAATCACCTCTGCGGTCGAAAAACGTCAGAGTGATCGCGGAATGTCCCTGATGGGAACGGAAGCATACAGCTACTAAGGAGGCGACAGTTCTATGGCAAATATTCCAGCACTGGTTACAGTGAACGGTACGGTATTGCCTGAACCGTCCTCTTATGAAGCTACCACAAGCACGATTGTGGATTCTGGACGAAATACTCAAGGAAAAGTGGTCGGAGCCGTCGTGCGACACGACGTTGCAAAAGTATCGCTGTCGTGGAACTACCTGACCGCCGCCCAGTGGGCAAACGTCCTTAGTTTGTTCACAAGAAACTTTTATTGCTCGGTTCGGTTCTTGAACCAAGCAACAAACACTTATGAAACCCGGCAGATGTATGTGTCCGACCGCACATCCGGCATGTGGAGGCGAAGCCAAAACAGCGGAAACGTAATGGGCTGGGCTGGATGCAAACTGGCGCTTGTGGAGGTCTAAGATGGAACACCCTTCTCAAAAATGGCTGAACAAGTTCAGCGAAACACTTGTTCCTGAGACGTTTATCAAGATTTTTTATGACAGTACAGAGCCGGGCGTCCAAAAAGACGCTTCTGCAAGCGCCGACAGTCAAACGTTGTTCAGCAATGTTTCCGGCATTACATCCGAAAACGATAAACGTTCGATTGCAAAGTACGCAACCGGAGAGCCAAATCTTCATTTGCTTGACGGAACATTTTTGCTTTCGCCAGCGTCCGGTTCTTCTGCCAATGAAGCTGGATACATTAGCCGTGATATTGTTTCTGAATCGAACCATCCAAAGCTGACGTTTACTTTCAGCAGACTTCACACGAGACCTATTCCCGGCATTACGATTTTGTGGTCTGAGACGTTGAACGAATACGCCAAAAGCTTTAAGCTCACGGCATATTCTGGAGACACGCAAGTAAGCACGATTACTGTCAACGATAATAACAGTGTTAGAGCCGAAGTCGATTGGGAAATCTCCGGCTACGATAAAATCACTCTTGAGGTCTTGTCTTGGTGTTTGCCTGACCGTAGGGCAAGAATTGAATGGTTCATGGTCGGTTTCAGACTGGCTTATACAAAAAACAACTTGATCTCTTACACTCATGAGTCAAATCGTGACCCAATATCCGGTCAGCTTTCCAAAGATAGCATTTCTTTTTCTCTTGATAATAGCCAACAAACGTGGAACCCTCTGAACCCGCAAGGTATGTATCGATACCTTTATGAGCGCCAACTTGTCACAGTCAGCTACGGAATGGATATTGATGGAACGACCGAGTGGATTAACGGCGGCAAATTCTTTATGTCTGAATGGAGTGTTCCGGCAAACGGCATTGAAGCTTCCTTTGTTGCTCGCGATGCTCTCGGATTCCTGATGGACTCTGCATATATTGGCAGAAAAAGCGGAACACTGTACGATATTTGCATTGATGCGCTTTCTCGGCTTCCTAAAAACACTGCATCTTATTCTATTTCTGATGAGCTAAAGGATTACACCGTAGATATCAGCAAAGAGAATAACTCCTCCTACAAGAACTCGGATATTTTGCAGACGGCTGCAAATGCAGCGGGTATGGTCTTGTACCAAACTCGCGAGGGTGAAATTCGAATCGAACGGCCTACGTTTTTTGCGGGTTCTTCTTCTGAGGTCTATGAAATCGACCCGATGAACAATTATAAATGGCCCGAAATCACTTTTTCGCCTCGATTGAAAGACGTCTCTTGCAGTGTTAACAATACAACGCGCCTTTATCCGAGCAATTCTAACGTTGACGGTGTTACGCAGTCTATCAGCAATCCTTTGCTGAATGATTCCATTTTGGAAAAGGGCAAGAATTCCATGACGGAAGCCTACTCCATTCTCTCCACGCGAAAGAAAGCGAGTTTGGAATATCGCGCCAGTCCTCATATTGACGCGCTTGACCATGTAAAGCTCAACCACAGCTTTGGCTATGCGTCGGAAATGTTTGTCACGAATGCAAAGTACACTTTCAATGGCTGTTTTAAGGGAACGTTGGAAGGTTATATGCTTTCGGACATCGCGTCGGTATCTCTTGACCAAAGCTTGTTTTCTCTTCAATATGCCGATTCTCGTATTTTAACCGCGCGGCTGACTCCTGCATCTATGGATTCCCCCGCAATCGGTTGGAGCGCGTCTCCCGCCAACATTGTGCACTTGGACGTTTTGACCAACATTGACGGCGTTTCCACTTGCCGCGTTTCGTATTCTCATAAAGGAACCGCTACTGTGACCGCAAGCGCTGGCAATTCTTCTGCATCTTGTCAGGTGACCGCAGAAGCACCTTATATTACGCTTAGCCAGAGTTCGGCAAACCTTTCTTGGAGTCAGTACAACGACGTTACCGCAACCTTCCACCCGACTGTTTCAAGTGCTCCGAGCATCAATTGGAGCACGAGTAGCGGCGCTGTTCGTTTGCAGGTTCTCAGCAACAGCGGTGGTGTTTCTACTTGTCGCATCTGGTGGAATTCCAAAGGCAGCGCAACGGTTACCGCAAGTGCATTTGGAGAATCTGCAAGCCTGAACATTTCCGCCCAATCTTCTGCACTTTCCAATCTGCCTGATGGTACGATTGTTAAAATCGTGGAGAATGGCGCAGCGGTCGATTTCATCCTTGCGCAGCATAATTATCTTTCCGATCATAACGGTGCTGGCCGAACATTGTTCGTCCGCAGATATGGGTTCAGAAAGCTACGTTTCAACAAGGTTGATGCAAACCCCAATCAGAAATATTGGCTGTATGACACCGATTCCGGGGAGAATCGTTGGTTTTATTATTGGGGCAGATATAATGATTTCTGGAACAACTACCATTACGGAGAGGGATATAATGAGGATAAGTATTTCGTGGTTCCTTCTTATAATGACGGCCCTGCTGAAATCACAAACTGGTTAAATGGGGATTACAAAAACCTGTTCAGCGCTTCTGTGAAAAATCAAATGGGCCAAACCGTTTTGCAAAAGAAATCGGGATTCACTTCACAAGTTTCTACAAGCGTTTTCCTGCTGACCGCAAAAGAACTTGGAATCGTCGGCAGAGGTTATGCCGCTTACCCTGACAATAGCAGCGGTGCGCTTCCGACTGCCAAACAGATTCTCAATAGCGAAACGTCCTATTGTTGGACTAGAAGCCACTTGACTGATGGGTCTGTGGACGGTTTGAGCGGAGACGATGCTACGCGAGCAGAACATGGCGTTGTATGTTGCTCTTATCGAGGTTCCAGTGCAAGCGTTTGGGCAAACAACGGAAATGTATTTGCTCGTCCTGCGTTTACCCTTCCTGCAAATCTGGAAGTGGATGCAAACGGGAATCTGATGATTTGAGGTGAAGATATGTCAACATGGATTACCGACAGAACGAATGAAGACGTCCGTCGCGCTGCTGAGCTGACCGGAAAAGGCCGACTGAATACATGGACTGAAGAAGAGCGAACAGAATGGCTGGCTGGCATGAAAGGCGCTCTGAGCTACACGGACTACAACCGCATTGAAGGTGGAATTCAAGAGATTGCAGACATTTTGAACGCATCTGTTTCGGTAAAAACCGATTGGGATGCAAATGGATACTTGACTGTCTCGGACGCTTCTCGCTGGCTTGTGAACATTTCCAACATCCGAGCCAAATGCAGCGGCCCCGGTGGATTGTCCGACACGCCGTCAAGCATGAACAACCTGACATATCAGACCATGAACCTGATTGAAACAATTCTGGCCGAGGTAGAGCGAATCGCAAACGACCACTTGCTTTACTGCTCAGAGCCAATATGCGGAGGTGAACCTTACTATGGTATTTGTTGACCGCAAGGCAAAGTATCCGGGCCGATGGACAATGAAAAAGTCTGACGGCACATCGGAAGTTGTCACACTGGTTCGCAACGACGAGCCTGAGGTTGAAGGCACTCCGATGAATGCTGAAACGCTGAACACCCTTTCGAATGTTGCAGGTGCAGACATTGCGAGGCAACAAGCGGAAGCGGCACGAGAAGCTGCGGCGGGAAGTGCCACGGAAGCAGCCGGTTCGGCCAGCGCGGCGGAAATGTCCAAAACGGCTGCGGCGACGTCGGAGAGCAACGCGGCCAAACATGAGGAGGCCGCCAAGAAGGCGGCTGACGAGGCCGGGGCCAAGGCGGGGACGGATAAGACCCTGAGCATTGAGAACGCACCGGCTGACGCAAAGGCCACCGGTGACGCGCTGGCAAAAAAAGTGGGCAAGGATGTCATCCTCGACGAGGACGGCAACGTGATCTTCTATAGCAAAGCCGCTGTGGATGAGCTGCTGGCGGGGAAACTTGGTCTGCACGACACCGCAGACAATTCCAAAAAATTGGACGGCTATGAACTTCGGCTTTCTGACCATCCGGGTTCTGCAAACATTCTTGTCCAAACTGTCGATGAAGACGGCAGGACGTGCATTGATTGCAGGAACGCTGCCAGCATCGGATTAACAGCCATCGTCGCCTCCGGCGCTGGCTACGTCCGCTTTGGGGATGGCACACAAATTTGCTGGGGTGAAACCGGACAAATTGCTGTCAAAGCAAATTCAACTGTAACCGCCACGATAACCTATCCGGTTGCATTTGTGTCAGGACATTCCCCGGAGCTATCCTTAACGATTGCTGGAAACAGTAAAAACGATAATTACTCAAAACTTGTGCTGCACACTACAAGCAGACTAACCACAAGCTGTGATATCTATTTCAAAAATAGTTCTTTTGACCAGATGTCTCCTATTGCGCAATGGATTGCCATCGGCCGTTGGAAGTAAGGAGGAAGACATATGGAAGAAATTTCTTTGGGCTACACCATCGCCAAGCCCGTGGAGACACAGGAGCAGTGCACCGCTTACGCCGCCATGGCTGAGGCGGTGAACGCCCACAACGCCGCCTGTGCGGTGGGCGACACGCTGTGGGGCATTGAGGATAAGGCCGACTGCTACGAGGTGGCAGAGGGCGAAACGGTGCCGGAGACGGAACCGGCAAGCACCCTGCCCACCACAAAGGAGCGGCTGG